ATGGGCTATAGCTATACCAGTGGACAAGAAGCTCAGGTAATTGTTTATGTAGGAAACGTTTATCAAAATCCAACAGTTGCGTACACATTTAACGGTACCACAACTATTACATTTACATCACCACCGCCACTGGGACAAACTGTGGTAATTTTGCATAATCTAGCAAGTACAATCACACAGCCTAACACTCCATAAATAAGCACATAGGAGTGATTCAATGCCAATTGGAAGAGTAGCAGGGCCTATGCTACTGCAAGATCTAGACCGACAAGGACTTGATCTACAGTTTAGCACAAATAGTAATTCATTGGTCTATCTTGACTTTAGTAATTTCAGGATGGGCGTGAATACGGCTACTCTAACTGACACCTTGACTGTAAACGGAAACATCACTGTTTCTAATTATATCAAAACCATTGGATCAAATCAAAACATGCACCTGGTACCAAATGGGCTAGGGCAAGTGATTATCAGTAACGTAAACATATTACAAGGTAATATTGATGCGTCAGACATTGGACTAACCAATGCCCGGGCGGCAAAGTTTACCACAGCAAATACCTCGGCGAAAGCTACATTTCAATCAGCCCAAGTCACTAACCTAACACCGGGGCGTATTGTTTTTTCTGATGGTACTGGATTAACAGATGATCCGGATCTACTGTTCTTCACGGGTAACAACACATTCTATGCCACAAACATTGAATCAGCTGGTACTGTTGGTTACTTAAACTTAAACATTACCGGCGAGTTTACTTACAATCGCGGAACTATCAATCAGATTCCGTTCTTTGCTGCCAACAGCGGGATGATAACTGATACCAAACTTTCATATTTTACAGGTAACGGTATTGTTAGCTCTGCTAATGTAATAGCAACAGGACAAACTCCTGGACAAATTGTGTATGTTAACTCAAACAAGATGTTTGACAGCACACCGTTTCTAACCTATGATGGTATTAACCTAACTGCTGGATTAACCACGCAGACAACACTAGCAGGCGTGAGAATTAGACGTGTTGCCGGGGTTCCGTCAATTGAAACCGTTGGTACAAATGACAACCTATTGATCAACCCTAATGGACTGGGCTATGTTGATGTCAACGCTCACTATGTTCGAAATCTAGGATTTGATGACATCAATCCTTTAGACGACGATGCTGTGCCTTATCGTATTGTTAAAGATGTATTACAACAAGCTAGTAGTACAACAATTATTCAAGGTACAAGTCAAGCTGGTACACTGGTACAAGTACGTGATAATGGATCAGTTGGTAGTATTAGATTCCAAGTGTTTGGATCTAATATTGCAACATTTGGCAGCACTTTCAGTAATCTGTATGACTTGTATTTTAATGCCGGCACTGTTGGAACCACTGCTGGTGAGTTGTCACTGAGTCCAAACAACAATGAACGAGTTAGAGTAAACACAAACACAGCAATTACTATTCCATATGGTGACAGTGGGTCAAGACCAGACTTACCAGTGCTTGGCGATTTCCGTCTAAACACTGACAATTCCAGTATTGAATGGTGGGATGGCGCAGGCTGGAACGATGCTGGAGGACCAAACACAGTGGCCAGTCAAACACTGTTCAACCCAACTAGTCCAAATGGAATTACCACAGTATTCACATTGCAACAGGCCGCTACCACAAACAGCGTGATTGTCAGCATTAACGGTACTTTACAACAACCGCAAAGTGCATACAGTGTCAGCGGAACTCAGATAACATTCACGGAAGCACCACAGATTGGTGATACAATTGAAGTTCGTTTCCTAACAGGCAGTGTGGCCTATGCCACTAACCCAATCACGGTGAGCTCGGGATTTGCTAATTTATCAACCACCTCATTTACCTCAATTGACAATGTGTATGTTGCTCAATTTAGATCCGCTAAGTATGCCTGGACAGCAAAAAACACCAGCACTGGTCAGTACCAAATTGGCGAGGCTTATTTAATTCACAACAGCATCACTGCAAATGTAGTGTCAACTGTGATATCTACCATGGGTGCAAACACACAGCCTATTGTTTATTACAGTACCAACATCACAGGTGGCGGTATTGTGCAGTTAACAGCTCAGGGATTTGCTACAACTGGTAATATACAGGTAAAAATACACCGTACATACTTCGACGATACGTAATCTGCGTAGTTATCAAAAGCCAGCGCACTAGCTCGAATTTAGCGTTTACTCATAAATATCAATAACGGGTATCCAGGAGCTAGAACAATGCCGGCTAATAATCCAACCAGAATCAGAAATAATCAGATACAAGATGCACCAGCAACGCTTGCGGGCTTTGCTGGAACAGGCTCAGGTATTTTAGCAAATACTAAAATTGTACCACAATCCATTGTTGGTTCACTTTTCAATCCAGATATTACCATCGTTAGTAACATTACGATCCTTGGTAATCTAACTATTGCAAACAGTAATGCTTATACCAGCGTAAGCTCTATTAACACATACATCAACGATCCTCTTGTTGTTTTCAACAACGGATACGGTGGCACAAGTCCAAGCTCGGACGTGGGCATTTTAGTATGGCGTAACCTACAAGCAGTAAGTCCAACCAATTATGGGTCACTGAACAGTGCTTGGGTATGGCGCGAGTCAGGAACAGACGGCGGCAGTTTTGCGGCACTATTAACAACAGAAACTGGTACAGCCACAGCTTCTATCAACAACAGCGGCTATGCCAACGTTAGCATTGGTAACACCATTATTAAAACCGGCGGCGCGGCCGCAGGAACCACAGTAGTTGATTCAGTAAGCAGTGCCACTGGCGCACTACAAGTTCAAGGCGGCGCAGGTATCCTTGGAAACATAGTCATAGCCGGTAACGGTAGCGTGTTTGGCGCAACCACTGGAAAAGTTGCCATTGACAGCAACATTCCTATTGTACAGATTACACAATCATCAAGCACACGTTATGGCTTGATGATCACAGACACAAACAACAACGGAGCTTTTGCTGTTCGTACTAGCTCAGCACGTGGCGCCGAAATTCAAACATTTGGTGGCACAAACAAAGACATCTATATTCAACCAGATCGTTTAAAGAGCATCTGGTTACCAGCCGGCAACGCCGCAGTTTTAATTGATAACAATATCAATTCCACACTGGCCAACGTTGGCGCACTGAATGTGACTGGTAGCGGTGGTATTTTTGTTGGTGGTAACATCAACGTTGGCACAGCCGCAAGTTTTGAAAGCGGTCATATCTTTGTTCAGAGCAACAAGCTCAATGATCTAGCCATTGGTAAAAACACACTGAAGTCTGGCATGAGTGCCAACGTGGTTGCACTTGGTTCAATGATTGGTACAACCAGCATGGGCGTGAATGCTACGGTGCTTGGTGCTGCCGCAGGCCCTGCCGCAGTTCCTACCAACGCAACCTATGTTGGTAAGAGCGCAGGTAACCTAGCAACAGGATCAGACAGCGTATACATTGGTTACAATTCAGGTAGTCTAGTAACAACTGGTCAGTATAACGTTATTCTTGGTAGTCATGACGGTAACTTAATTGCTTCATTGAGCAACCAAGTTATTATTTCTGATGGCGCAGGTGCTCCACGTATTCGTGTTGATGCCGCAGGTAACGTATTTGTTGTTAGTAGCGTAAACTCAACATCTAGTAATATTGGCGCATTTGTTGTACAAGGTGGTGCTGGTATTGGTGGCAACTTAAACGTTGGTGGTCCAGCTTCGTTCAGCAGTGGACGAGTAATGCTGGAAGCCAGCCAGACATCTATCTTACTTGCTGGAAATACTGCAACCACATATCTGGCAGCAGACAGTGTTTTAATCGGCCAAAAGATTGGCAGCGGAACTACATTTGGTATCAAGTCAACTATTATTGGTAGTGAAGCCGCAAAAACAAACACAAGCGCAACAGAAAATACCTTAATTGGTTATCGTGCAGGTTATAGTGGTCCTGGACTGCAAACCACAGCCGTTGGTAGCCAAGCAGGTCTAAACCTATTAAGCAGTGCAACCAACAACCAATTGTTTGGTTACAATGCTGGTAGTCAAATAACTAGCGGTGATTTTAACACAGTAATTGGCGCTAACACCATGACAGGACTGGAATCAGTCAACAACTACATTATGTTGAGTGATGGTGCAGGCAACGGTCGCTTACAAATCAATGATACTGGCGTAGCAACAATTTATGCCACTACACAATCAACTAGTCCTGTATCAGGTGCATTGGTAATATATGGTGGTATTGGTATTGGAGGTAACAGCTATGTTGGTGGTAACTTAACTGTTCAAGGTAACTTGAATGTGTTGGGTAATACCACTACACTGGGCTCACAAAATTTAACAATCCAAGACAGTATTATTGAACTGCATACATTTGCTAATTTAATTCCACTTACAATTGATGATGGTCGTGATGTTGGTATTCGCACACACTATTATAAAACTGAAGACGATCATGCGTTTTTTGGTTTCCAAAACACCACTCAGAACTTTGTTTACATACAAAATGCCTCAGAATCCGCTGGCGTACACTCAGGCACATACGGTAACGTACAGTTTGGTAGCCTGTGGTTAAGTAACACCACTGGTAGTTCTAGCGAAACAACTGGTGCATTGGTAGTCAAAGGCGGTATGGGCGTTGGCGCTCGCGCTACTATCAACACACTAGTTGTTAGCAAGAACATCACAGCAACAGGCAACGGTGACACACTAATCAATATCCAACCAACAGGTGCAAATACCACAATACAACTAGGTACTGTGGGCATGAGCACAACCGGTGTTATCAATAACATGGATATTGGCACCACCACTCCAGGTACAGGTGCATTTAAAGATATCAGTATTACATCAGGAACAACTCCTGCAGGACGTAATGCCACATTCAGTGGTAACGGATATGTTTATATCCAACCTACTGGTACAGTAACCATTGGCCCAACAGCCACTGGTAATATGGATAATATCTATATTGGTAATACTACACCACGTCAGGCAACATTTACTTCTGCTAACGTTAACAGTGACTTTAAGCTAACTTCGTTCAGTGGCAATTCTGTAATGTTCATTGATACAGGAACTGCTTCTGTAGTAAGTAACCTGGCTATTACTCAACATCAAGCCGCATTTAACTATCAGCGCGGCACAGCTAACACATTTGCTACGATAGCATTAAGTGTTGGACACAGCTCACAAAACGATCTATTGCGTCAAGGTACAGATACATTAAACATCAAGTATCAAGGCGACAGCTATCTAGATCAAGCCAGCATTGGTTCTAACGTAGTAAGCCAAACTCCTGGTTGGACAGTGAGTACATCAAGAGGCACTGCAAGTTCACCATTGGTTGTACAAGACGGCGACCTAAACGGTTTACACGGTGCGTATGCTTGGACAGGTGGCACTCCAGCTTTCATGGAAATTGCGGCCCTGCGTTATGTTAACCAAGGTAACGGTGCGTCTGCAGGCGGCATTGGTGGTCAAGCACAAGTTTGGACCAAACGTGACAATGGTGCAAACACAATAGCTCTGCGTATTGATGCTAATCAAATTGCTGAGTTCTATGGTCAAGTTCGTATTGCCAACACCACAGTTAGCAACACAACCACCGAAGGTGCATTGTATGTACAAGGTGGCACATCAATTGGCGGCAACCTAAATGTAAGCCAAGGCGCAAGATTTAACGATCAACAAAATGCCAACCGCGACTTCTTTGTACGCGGTGGACAAGATGCAACACTAATTTGGGCTAGCACAGGAGCATACAACCAAGTTATTATTGGTAACTCTGCAGTTTCTGCAAACCTAGTAACAGGTGCAAAACTGCAAGTATTCTCCACAGACGCAATGTTGCCTCCAAAAGGATCAACATCGCAACGTCCGGGTGGTGCTTCGGGCTATGGATCTGCAGTCACAGGTATGTTGCGTTACAACACAGACATCAACACTGTTGAGTGGTGGGACGGTACTCAGTGGTACAACCCACTAACAGCGGCAGTTACACTGGTACAAGACTTCCAGTTCAACGGTGACAATAGTCAGACTAGATTTAATCTAGGTGCAAACGTTAACACAACCAGCACCAGCGTGATGGTTACTATCAACGGTGTGGTACAAACACCATCCATAGCCTATACAATGGATTATTGGGCTGGTATTGGAACCAATGCCAACGTGGTGGTATTCTCAGAAGCTCCGCAGATTGGTGACGCAATTGATATTCGTACATTTGCACTAACAACAACCATTTCTGGTATTAGTGCTCCGCTAGCGTTTAGCACAATCACTACACCAAGTGACAACAGCGGTGTGGTAATCACAACAGGTGAAACGTCCGCAAACAGTACAGTGAAGTTCCTGAATAACGGTGGCGTGGCCTATTACGGAACTGCTAATGTTTCAGTAGGCACAAGCCCAACAGTAATTGACACATTCCCAGCAAGCGATTTCCGTAGCGCACGTTACAGAATACAAGTGGTAAACGGAAGCAATTTTGAAGTTAGTGAAGTTATGGTTATCCACAACGGAACAACTGCTACTCGTACCCAATTTAACAGAATCTATACAGGTGCATCAGCAATGGGCAATGTCACAGCAACTCTGTCAGCGGGCAACGTGTATTTGTTCTATCAGGGTTCGAGCGTTGGAAATTTCGTAAAACGCCACGCAGAATACATCACTATCTAATAGATGAATAAATACTAGAAGGTACATTAAAAAATGGCAAACGCATATTTAGAAGTTGATTCCGGGCTAACAGTTTCAAACGTGGCCACCGGAGTCTCTGTGACAATTGACGGACTCAGCGGCAATATCACCACCACCGGAAATTTACAACTCACCGGAACTACAACTAGTTACAACGCTACTAGCGTTATGCCAAAAAGCTATGTAGATAACATGGCTGTGGTATTTGGCGTATAAATAACACTATACAAGGTTAAGGAAAAGGTAAACCAAAATGGCAAGAAAAGCGATATACAATTATATTTTTAGCCCTAGCACCAAGCAAGTGATCATCCCAGATCCTTACAAGCTAGGCGACATTCTAATGATCACCAACGTGACTCGTAACACAGTCATTTACAACTTTGGTGATCCAAACCGTGGGGGTACACTAGCATATACTAATGCGTCGAGCCTTGCCACTAGCCCAGCTGGAACAGCACTTTCTGCTGGTACATCAGTGTTTTCAAACCTTAGCAACGGTTTCACTACAATTACCTTAACCTTTGACACCACAGCTGGCGGCACAATGCAACCAGGTGACCAGTTGCAGATCTATGTGGAAAGCTCGGAACTAAAAGTTCGTCCATATGATTTTGGTATTGACGCTGTTGAGCGTATGAAAGTTGCCGCACCACAGTCATTGATTGACGCTGACTTTGAATACGGTATGCAGCCTACCAAGTGGGTACAGTTTGCCACAATGAACGATGTTCCAATGGTATTTGAACAGCCTGGTACAGACGTTGCACTTGGTATTCCTGCTTATGCAACCATCATTGGTGGCGCCGCTACTACTGGCGCTAACACCAGCATTGTCAGTGCAGGACAAACAACATTCTACACACATAATCAAGGCACTGATGCACCAGTTACAACTGGCGCAGTAATGGCTGCAAATGCGGCGCCAGCACAAAATGGTCCACGTGGATTCATTGGCGAATACGGCATGATTATTGCCCAAGGACAAGCAGGACAAGCAAACTGCGCCGCAGGCACAACAAATATTACATCAACATTGCCAATCTCCCCACAGTATGGTGGTGTTTATCAACGTACATTCACAGTGGCAAACACAGCTGGTTGGTCACCTGGTGACATCTTGGCTGTGGTTGAAATGCCAGGAGAAGGTTTAAATGCAATTTCTACTGCTGCCGCGGGCTTGCCATCAAACAACGTGGTATTGCCAGTAGGCTCCAACGTGGCTGCTGTAACATTGTCTGGACAAATTACCAGTGCTGGTAACATTGCTCTAACAGCCAACGTGTCAACACTGGGTGCAAACGCACTGATTGCGGTTGAAACCACTCAGTTTGGTACCTGGGAAGTCATGCAGGTTAACAGTGCCTACACTGGTAGAACTGAGGGTGCTAACTTTAACGTTCTTCGTAACATCTGGGGAACCAACAGTGGAAACGCCGCAATTCCTGCAGGCGCAAAGATTCGTGTACTAGCAGGTAACGTAACAACCACAGCGCCAGGCTTTACTGCTAACGCTAACTTGGAAATCATGCGTCTTGACAGCATTGACAGTGCAACACAATTCACTGTAACACGTTCATGGTTTAACGTTAATGCTAGCCCAACATTTGGTGCAAACAGTATTGTGTTCAAGGTTAACCACACTGCAAATGCAATCGCAGGTGCCAGTGCATCTGATGCAACCAACGTTGAAATTGTTAGAACCACAGTTATTAGCACAGCATACGGTGGTGGCTTACGCACAGTTGAACGTGGTCGTCTAGGAACTACTCCAATGATGAATGCAGGCCCTGGTAGCTTGTATGTTCAGTTAACTGGTATGAGCTATGTGGGTAACACCAGCCAACCACGTGTGTTGGCATTTGCTCCAGCACATGGTATTAACATTTCTACCAACGCTAACGTTGGTACAGCTTATGTAAGTACTGTTGGTTTGAGCCAAGCTATTACTGTAAGTAACGTAGAAGGTGTGTTTAACAACACCCTAAACTCTCAAACAGCAGCCGGCGAAACAATTGGTAACTATTTGTCCTTCTTCCCTAAAGTGGGCGGAAACCAATTGGTTGGTAGTCCAGTAACTATCAACGATAACCAAACAATTATTCGTCGTGGTGGTATCTACTCTGGTGCTAATATTGTTGTAGCCAACGTTGTATCTAACATTGGTACACCAGCACAGATCACAGTAGGAACAACTTATCCGCATGGTCTATTACCAGGTCACGTGGTGCAAGTACAGTTGATCAACGTCAATGGTATTGTTGAAGCAGGTACTGGACAGTTTGTGATCCAAAGCACTCCAACTTCAAGTTCATTCACTTATGTAACTAGACCAAACTTGGTTATTCAAAGCTCTGGTATCTATAACCTAACAGCCAACGTTACACTATTCCCAACTGGTTTGGTCAAACATCGTTATATTGACGGTGGTAACAACATTGGTACAAACACACCAAGTCATGGTTACGAAATGACACGTCAGACCAAGAAATACTTCCGTTACCAGTCTGGTAAAGGTATTATGTTCACATCTGGTACAGCATTTAACCCAGTGTTTACACCGGCTAACATTGTGGCCGCAGGTACAACAGTCGGCTCGGTGATTACTATTACTGTTGAAAACGAACACGGTTTACAGCCAGGTGCAAACGTAAGTTTGTATGGTATCAACACCAGTGGCTATAACGCATTCTACACAGTACAAACTATCACAAACAACAACCAATTCACAGTACTAGCGACCACAACACTGGGTGCTACTGTTGCAAACTGGACCAATACATCATCAGGCGCAACACGCTACCAGACCACAAGTGCTCCACGTATGGTTGTACAAAACTGGCACGGATCCAAAATTCGTTCAGGTATCATGGATGACGCCAACGGTGTGTTCTATGAATATGATGGACAAACATTCTGGGCAGTTAAACGTACATCCACACAAGATCTAGCAGGACGAGTCAACGTTGGTGTTGGTAGCAACTTGGTCAACGGCGATGCAAATACTCGCTTCCTAGACCAGTTGAACACAGGTGATCAAGTTGTAATCAGAGGTATGACTCACTCTATAGTACAAGTTGTTTCTCAGACACAAATGATTATCCAACCAGTATATCGTGGTACAGTGAACGCACAAGATGCTCGTTATACCAAGATCAACGAAGAGCGCACACCACAACGTGCATTTAACATGGACCGTGCAGACGGTACAGGCCCAAGCGGTTATGTGATGAACCTAACCAAGATGCAGATGGTTGGTATCCAATACACATGGTACGGTGCTGGTTTTGTTGACTACATGATGCGAGCTATTGATGGCAAGATGATTATTCTACATCGTAGCGTTGGTAACAACAAGAACGATGAAGCTTACATGCGTACTGGTAACTTGCCAGCACGTTATCAAGCAGTTAACAAAGGCGCACGTAGCTGGTTGAGCAAGGCAGTGAACACAACTGCAACTGAAATTCAGTTGTATGACGTTAGTGAATTCCCAACAGCAAATGCAACACTTCCTGTTACACTGCAAATTGACAATGAATTTGTACGTTACACAGCAGGACCATTTGCGGCAAACGGAAATATTGCTGGTTTGACACGTGGCGCTTCAATGAGTAGCTACATCCTAACAGGCCAGCGTAATTTGTATGCAGGCTCTAATGCAGGCACAACCTGGACAGCACAAGCGTTTGCAGGCCTTGGCGCTTCAAACGTATTGTGGGCAAGTCAAGCATTCAACCCAGCTACAAACACCTGGGTTGCAGTGGGCGGTTTTGCGGTAGCCGGTAACACTAACACAGCCATTACTGCATACAGTAAAGATGGTCACACTTGGATTCAGGGCGGTAACTTGCCTAGCAGTACGTCATGGTCTAGCGTGGCATACGGACAAGTAGGCACAACCAACTACATGGTGGCAACATCAAGTACTGCTGGTACAGCCTGTGCATTCTCAACAGATGACGGTTTAACCTGGACCAGCGCACCACTATCACAGTCACTAAACGGTGCTTCGATCACCTTTGGTGCTGACGCTAACAACGTTCCAACGTTTGTGGCAGTTGGTGGTATGAGTGGTACATCTACCAACTTAACCTGCCGTGTACAGCCAACACAAGCCAGCTTTGGTTCATGGGCCAACGGTGGTAACACCACTGCCAGCCAATGCTGGTTTGATGTAACATTCGGTAAAACACAAGCAGTTGGTACAACAGCAAGACTAGGTAACTATTTTGTTGTGGTAGGACATGGAGCCGCTGTTAACACAGCGACCACAGTGGGTAACTACTCCGTAGACGGTGGAACAACATGGATTGCATTCACATTACCAAGTAGCTCAACCTGGGCTAGCGCGGCATTTGGCGCTGGTATTTGGATGGCAGTTGCAGGGGGCTTTGGCGGTACAGCAGCCACAGCAGCCGCATTCCAATACGGAAACCCAGCAACTGCATGGCAAGCAATGACCATGCCAAGTTCCAACAGATGGCGTAGCATTGCCTGGGGCCCAATCGCCCAGGGTGGTGGTCCTCTAGGACACTGGATGGCAGTTTCAGAAGATGGTAACACCATTGGTGCCTACGTAAGTAACATGACTGCACTAGGCGGTGGCGCAGTTGGCACAAGCTCAACGATTCCAACTTGGGCAGCGGCAGGTTCACCAGCATTGCCATTCACTGCTGTATGGACTAACATTTGCTGGGGACAAGGTTTCTTCCACTGTGTGAATGCAACGCCTGCACAAGTATGGCAGAGTGCAATCAGTACCGACGGTCTCAACTTTAGAGCATTGCAGTTGCCAGTGGCAGCGGCAGGTTCACCAGTTGGTAACGCAGCCGCATACGGAGCAGGTAACATTGTTGCACTAACCTACAACGGCACAGGCGTAACATGGAGTCCAAACGGTGGTCGTCACTGGTTTGGAACTGGTCAAGCCGGCGCATTGTCAGGTACAGCAAACTGGACAGCAGTTGCATACGGTGATAAAATTGGTCGTGCAGGACAAGGACGTTTTGTTGCGATTGCCGCAGGATCAACCACAGTTAACTGGCAAGACGCAGATAACCTAGGCGCTAACTGGTTATCAGGCACAGTTATGCCAAGTTCGGCTACATGGCAGTCACTATGCTATGTTAACGGAGCATTTGTTGCTGTTGCAAACACAGCAGGTGGTACTAACTCAAGTACATACAGCTCAACAGGTGGTACAACATGGCAAGCATCTGTTAACTTGCCAGCAAGTCAACTATGGACATCTGTAGACGGTGGTTACAATGCAACTGCATACACCACAACTGCTAACGCACACACAATCGTTGCAGTTGGTATGGGCATTAGTGGAGCAACTACACAAGTTGCAGCCTACTCAAACGTGCGTGTTGCAGGTTCAGGCGAAACTAACGGTGGTAACGTGGCATTGAGCTTGTGGGGTCAGTCAACTCTGCCAGTGGCAGCAGTATGGACTTCGGTCGCATACGGCTTGTTTAACAACGTGGGCACATACGTTGCAGTGTCTGGCGCAAACAGCGGCAGTGGTGCAACAGCATACTCCGTAGACGGTGGACGTACATGGACAGCAGGTGGCACACTACCAGCTGGTTTGGTTGCAGCCAACATGAACAATAAAGTTGTTTACGGTGGTAACGGTGTGTTTGTTGTGGTTGGTAATGTAGAAAGAGCACGTAATAACGCAGCCGCATACTCAATTGACGGCGGCGTGACTTGGGTAGCATCAACACTACCACTCAGCACAACCTGGAACAACGTAATTTACACACCAGCACACAATCAGTTTGTTGCTTTGTCAGGTGACCCTGCAAACACAACATCCAACGTAGCAATCAGCTTGCCAACAGGTGGTGTTGCTACAGTACACTCTGCTAACACTGGTGTACGTGTTGTGAGTGTTACAGCAAGTCCAGACTTGAACCACTGGGGTAGTGCAATTATCATGGACGGTGGCTTTACAGTTGACCGCACATACACATTCACATACAACGTGGCTAACTACGCGGCAACTGGCTTACCAAACGGTACAGCAACAGCTGGCTTAACTGGTGCACCAAACACAGTGTTCTTGATGCGTTTGGCACCAACAATTAGTTCTAGCGTGACTGGTGAACTAGGTGTTAAAGACTTGGTTAACCGTGCTCAGGTGTTGTTGAGTAACATGTATATTAACATTGCATCAACTGGTGCTCGTTACTTGTTACAAGGTATCTTGAACCCAACCAACGTTGCTAGCGTTAACTGGAGACCGTTGAACACAGGTGCAACATTCTTGCAACCATCGTTTACACAGTTTGCGGCCAATAACATTGGTGTATTTGGTTCTGGAACACAAGCGCCAAACATCACTTATACTAGTGGTAATGCGGCAACAGGCGGTGAACAGTTGTTTAGTATTCCGATCTCCCAAGGTACTGCGGGCTTCTTGGATCTGTCACAGATTAAGGAAATCACAGGTATGGTGTTACCAGGTACTGGACCATATCCAAACGGTAACGAAGTACTGGCAATTAACTTGGTGCCAGCTAGCTCGGTTGGTAACGCATCTGGTACACCAGTTGCTTCTAACGTTGATATTCAAATTACATTTATTGAATCTCAGGCTTAATCCAGAAATGGATTCAACAAACAGGGACCTTGTGTCCCTGTTTTGTTATGCACTTGTTCTAAATGCAACAAGTCCATAAATACTAAAAGTTCTGGAATTCTGAAATGGCTCTTACAAGACCGCGTTATAGTAACATTGTTGATACAGATTTTAAATCTAGTTGCCGCATAGTTACAACCACAAATATCACACTTGCCGGCAGCGCACCATCAACCTATGACGGTGTGACCCTGGCAGCAGGTGATAGGGTTCTAGTAGCAGGACAAAACACCAGTAGTCAAAACGGTATCTACTATGTAAGCACATTAGGCACAGGATCCAATGGTACATGGACTCGTGCGCTGGACGCAAATGACAATACCAGAATCACTGCTGGTATGCAAACAGCAATTGGTGAAGGCACATATGGTGGGCATACCTGGAGATTAACCACACCAGATCCTATTGTACTAGGAACCACAGGATTAACTTTCCTGGATGCTCAAAGCTCGGCAGCTGGAACAAACACACAACTACAATACAACAGCAGTGGCCAGCTAGCAGGTGCTAGTGGTATCACTATCGCAGCCAATAGCAGTGTAGTAGCAACAGCTAATGTGGTGTCAACTGGCAATTTGATTGCCAACACTATCTATGCCAGTACTATTCGTTGGAGTGCAAACTCACAATTATTTTCCTTAACAGGAAATATCAACCCCACAGTTTATCTAGGTAACTTGAAAGTTACCACAGCCAACACACTAGTTGACAGTGTACTAGTTGCTGGAAATACATCTGTAAACTGGACAGCCGCAGTGCGCGACACAGTAAACAACAGAGTAAAGTTATCCAAGATTGAAAGTGTAACTGATGGCACCAATGTGTATCTGTATGAGACCAAAGTGTCTGGCAGTGGCGGTGCATATCCCGTAGCTGCCTTTGTTGCTAATGTTACTGCGGGTGCTGTGCAACTTTGGGCAGTAGGTGACAGTGCATCTGTTATAGTTACCTATGAACGTAGAACACTGGGAACTGGAACTCCTACAGGATATATCAATAATTTTGGTCCACAAGGTGCGGCCGGAACTATTAACAACACTGGTGGCGACATTGTTACAACTTCGTCAACGCCAAGCACAAGTACAACCACTGGAGCACTACGAGTTGCCGGCGGCGCAGGCATTGCTGGAAATGTATACATTGGTGCTAATGCAGTGGTTGGGTTGGACTTGTCAATCGCAGGTAATTTATATGTAGGTGGATCAACTACCACGCTGAATACCAACACACTGGATGTTGAAGATCTAAATATCACAGTAGCAAAAGGATCTATCAATGCAGCCGCTGCCGACGGCGCTGGACTCACAGTGGATGGTGCTGGCGCAAGTATTGTGTACACTGCATCAGCCGATGGGTTTACCATCAACAAAAATATTCTAACCACTGGCATCCAATGGAGTGGCAACAGTGCTGTGTATAGATCAGGTATTAACTATTATACACAAGCAACACCGCCTGCAGGTGCAAACTATGGTGACCAATGGTACGATACTACCACAGACATTGTGTTTGAGTGGACACCTAGTGATGGCGCAAACGGTTTCTGGGTTGATATCACAACCTCAACAGTAAATGCTACCAACACAGGTGTGTTCACCGGTAACCTAATAGGCAATGTGGTTGGTAGTACCAGCGGCACATTCACTGGCAACGTAACTGCACAGTACTTCTTGGGCAATGCGTGGTTTGCAGATTTTCCTGCCAGCGCATTTGGCAACACACAGGTCAATGCTTACAACACAAACGTATGGGCACCTGCATACACAGGCAACCTACAGGCTGGAAATATTACCTTAACTGGAACACGAAACAAGTTTGTCGGCGACTTTACCAATGCAACCTTGTTACAGCGTACACTATTCCAAACAGTTACAAACAATTCTAGCACTGGTATCTATGCTGTCCCAAGCGGGTCAAGTCAAGCCGCAAGTTGGCAAGCGGCAAACAACAGCGACCCAACTAATGCAAGCAAGATTCTAATTGCCACAAACGGCACAACAGATGTACAACTGGTATCTGGAATCAACGGTTCTGGCACATACTTGCCATTGAGTTTCTATACCAATGGCAGTAATCAAATGCAATTAAGCACCAGTGGTAATTTAACATTGCTCACTGGCAACCTGTTGGTTACCAATGGATACATCAGCGGAACTTATACACCAGCTACCGCAACTGGTGCCGCAATACAGCTCACAGGCAAAGACACACAAGGTGGCACAGGCTGGTTTGACTTCCTGAAGGCTACTAATACCACCAGTGGTGCTACTAACCCAAACAAGACAATCCGCTTGAACAGCGTTGGTGGCATAGAAGTTATCAACAGTGCCTATACCACAACACTACTCAGTTTATCTGACACTGGTGCATTTAGTGTGTCTGGTTCAATATCCGTCAGTGGCAAGAAAGCAGTAAACGGTCCTGCCTTCAGTGCCTATGCTGATGCCACGCTCCAAACCATAACGTCAGGTAGCCAACAAAAAGTTCTATTCCAGGTGGAAGATTTTGACACTGATGGATGCTTTGCCAGTTCGCGCTTTACTCCCAATGTGGAAGGCTACTATCAATTGAATGCAGAAGTTCGACTAGATGGTTCCAGTGGCACAGGCGAAATAATGATTGTGCTTTACAAAAACACCAGTGAACACAAGCGCGGTACAAACCAACAAGGCACAAGTATTGCCACCAACTTCTTTGCCATGCAGGTCAGCGCATTAGTGTACGCTAATGGAACCACTGATTATTTTGAAATCAAAGTGCAACAAACTTCAGGATCATCAATGACTGTTACAGCAGTAAACAACCCTGCTATCACCTGGTTCAACGGCGCAATGGTGCGCGGCGCATAAGGATAAACAAATGTCATTTCCATCATCACCAACTAGTGGGCAACTTACTACAGTAAACGGTATCACGTACCAATACGTTACTGCAAAAAACGCATGGATACGACGAACTGGTAGTATATCAGTGGCAGGAGATGTTACACTAGCAAATGTTTCCTATCAAGCAAATTCAGCAATACCCAAGAGTTACGCAGACTCAATGAGTGTGGTTTTTGGGTTCTAACAAGGTAAATACAATCATGCAACGAATTAAAAAACTATATCGCAACGAGTACACAGGTGAAGACATTACCACCGAAATGTCCTGGACCAGCGGCAAGTGGGAAACTACCAAAGAACACGTGCCGCTTGGAGTAATTAACAATCAAACCTCCAATCGCGCAGTGATTGTTGGCAATGGTGATAGTCGGGCAGGGTTTCCTATTCACGTTCTGTCAAACAGTCGTGCTGGGTTGTTTGGCTCCAAGGCACTACAGATGTATGGATGCAATGCACTCTATAGAGAATTAAGTCCAACATTCTTGATTGCTGCCGGCGATGAAATGGTTAAAGAAATTGCAGATAGCGGATACTGCAACGATCATATTGTGTATACCAATGCACAGCACATTACACAATACCCTGGAAAGTTTTATCTAATTCCGCAGAACCCTACTTATAATGCAGGCGCACTAGCAACGTACTTGGCTTGCTTTGATGGGCACAAAGAAATCTACTTGCTTGGGTTTGACTTTGCACATGATGGCGCAATGACCAACAATGTTTTTGCAGACACTGCTTGTTATTCAACTCGTACCACACCTTACAGTGATGTTCCGTGGGTTAAAGCATTGCATCAAGTAATGATAACCTATGATGACGTACAATTTATAAGAGTGTGTCCTACTCCAAATTATCGTGGCCCGGAAGAGTTTAAGGGACTATTAAATTACAGTCAAATCACGTTCCAAGAATTTGTAGTAAGAACAGACCTAGGTTAACAGTTCTTCAACTGTTTTGATTTTCTGAACAACTGATTCAAATTTAAATGTACGCCACACACCTGGATGTAACGGTCTTGGGTAGTCGTTCAAGTGTACCCAGCAATAGCCTTTGTGTTCGTGGTTGAGAATTGGCACAAACTCATTGTCAACTATGATTAGAAACGTGTGATAGGTAAAACGATGGTCGTCGCTGGTAAATTGTTCTAGAGGGATAATTTTTTGATTGGCAATGTCAAACTCAATTTCTTCTTGAGTCTCACGTACCAGTGCATCTCTTACAGTTTCACCGGCTTCAATACCTCCGCCAACAAGACCCCATGATCCTTTGAACTTTTTTTGTGTACGCAACAAAAATAGATATCTATGTGTGCTCTTGCTGTAGATTAACGCACCGCATCCAGTTATAGTATTAGTCTCCATTGACCTTCTCGATATACACCTTCGTAACTCTTCAACCAACTCTCACCATCCCAGTAGTACTGTATACCAGTGATTAAGTTGGTAATATAATTTTCATCAATGGTATTCTGGCTGTCAAACACCACGTTCCATTTGGTACCATCAAATTCAATTATATCGTTTGTGCGAGCCGCAAATTTCTGACCATTTGGCTTCCAAGCATCTGCCCACTCAGTATTATGTATCTCATTGATGTCGCCTACGATAAGAAAACGTGTACCAGGTTGTGCTTTGTAGTTGCCAGTGTTTTTGTCAATTAACCATTGGTCAACATTGATTTTTCTAGGATCAATAATTGCATTGATAGGATTTAGTGAGTTGCCTGGCAACGTATCAGTGTACGGTTGAAACAGCATGGCTGTGGGATCTGTAGGATGCTTTGCAATGGTACCAATGATTTCGTTACCATCTGGCCGCTCTAGTCGTATTTCAGCAATACCATTGGTCATGCGTCCGTAGGTGTCAATCAATGGCTCCCATTCATGACGCAGATCCACTGATAGCTCAACAAGGCTGATTTCGTTAACATCAGGACGAATTTCGTCAGACCTGATTAACTTTAATATGTTGCCTACCAACACTATGCCATAGCCCATGATGTTAAACTTTTTACGGAACAGTATGTTTTGTGGGTTACTAAAGATGTCTTCGTTGAGCATGCCATTTGGATCAAAAATGTTTTGAATAACTTTTTCAATTACACCTAGCTTCTTGACCTTGGCAGGCGGGCTAATCCAAATTGGAAGTTCAAACGTCATTGTGGCAATGCTGATTGCTTCATCTGCTCCTGTTGGCACAGTTCTGCTGTCCCAGTTGATATCTGTTAACAGCACAGCACTCAAACTGGTCCAGTCAATATAGTTGTCGGTGCTTTGAATTTCCAAACTAGGATTAAACAATGTGGCCAATTGTTCTACTAACTGTAGCTTTTGTTCAGTGTTGCTGGTCCATATATCCAACTTCAATGTAAGTCTATAAGGCACAGGCATCAAACGCTCAACACTAAAGGAATCGCCTTGCTCACTGGTTACCATACCAGTGTCTGGATCTACTAGACGTGTACGAATACTCATTTTACTAATATGAAAAGGTTCTTGCACACGATCGCGATCATATGCCAATGCACTGATATACACAGCCATTGCTGGCACTGTACTCATGGTGTTTTCGCTGCCTTGGCGGATTAACTGTGCGGCTTGACGACTTTGGTCTCCGTAGAACACCGGTACAACCTGTAATGCTTGATTACCAAACTCTACTTGAAAGTTTGAAACCATGCGAATAAACTGTAGCAGGAATCTGCGTATTTGTTGATCGTAAAAAAATTGAACAGCCATTAGTTATCTGCCTTTGGTTTAAGTGCCTTGCTAAGGCTTTGTCTTTCTGGATGCACTTCACCTTGACTGTCAGTGAATGTAGCATTGTCATTGATAAAACTACTGCGTAAGGTGAGGTTGTCTTGGCTACCAGGTGTAAGGTTGGAGCGAACGTTGTCTTCAATCTTGACCCAACGAGTACCATTGAATCGAAACAATCTGTTTGGCATGTAATCCAAACGCAAGAAGTAATCCCCTGCAATAGATGCAGCCGGAAACGCCACTCCTGTGCCTACAGACAGCCCATTGGGAGCAGTGCCATCCCCGCTTAGATAACCGCCAACTTTGGTTTTTGGGGCAAACTTTGCGCTGTCTACGCTGGTCACTTGTTTTGACACCATGGTCAACACTGTGGCATTGGCAATGGTAACATTGGAACTTAAAAGCAATCCACGCCCACCAATTGCACGACCTACTGTTACATTGGCATTGGCAAAAATATTGCCTCCAGTGATAGTACCTCCAGGTATAGCAGGCAATGCGTTGGCAACAGAAATCCTGTTGGAATTATTTGCGTCTGCGGTAACAATGAATTGAACAACAATGCTACCATCAACAGAAATATTTCCACTGAGATTGTTCTTGGTAGGTCTAAGTTTTTTGTTAGTAACATCGCTACTGACCGTGTATAGGTTTGCAGTATTGTATCCACTCTTGGGCAGTTCAATTTCTGCTTGAGCAATAACAGCTTCATTTATATCACGATATTTTTCGTAGGTACTTACAATACTGCTCAATGGCGCCACGTTGGCATTGGCACCAAACGGATCACTGTCGGCTGAGATCTTGTTAAGAATGTCTTTGTATTCTTGACTGTCAACCAATGGACTTAGTTTAACACGCCACAGGTGTGGGTACCATGTGGGACTAAATCCTTCAGTGGCAAAGCTGGTGTCGCTTACCACATAGAATCTTTTTAATGCGTATGGAACACTGTCGTCAATTGCCCAATCGTCTTGAAGGTGCATGAGTTCTAGCACGTCACCAGCAATAAGTCTGCGTCCTAGTATTTCCACAATATCATTCAAGTGGAAAGTCATGAACAGCGTACCTTCAGCTAGGAAAATACCAAATTGACTTAGGTTGAAGTCTTGATCCTGTCGCTGATATATACCACGTGTTTTGTAAACATCAACGTCATATTTGCGGTCGCGGTTTTCCACAAACAGCAAGTCTTGAATATTCAAGGCACTCTGATTTTGGTAAGCGGGCTTGGTTGCGTCACTTCCATCATTTCCGGTGGTATCAACGCCCAGGTATTTGTGTACTAAAATACCAGTACCGCCAATGGTGAACATCTCGCTAATACGGCGATCAATAAATTTGTAGTCGCTACCCTTTTTTTCGCGCCATAGGCTCAAACGTGGCATTTTAGCATCCTTATTATGATATTTACCTAGTTTGACACGAAGTCCAAAAGGTGTTATAGTATGCAAATGCGTGTACAAACTTCTTTGGATTGGAATCCTGTTAGCTCAGATTTACGTGCCCAAATGCACTCTGCGCCTAGCCAATGCCGCAAGGATCTAGCTCGAATGATTGGCGGTATAGAAGGGCTAGTGCATAAGCTAGGCAGTGAGGAAGTGGAACTACGCCGTAATCGTAAAGCCTCTAGCCCTCGCCAACAGGAGCTGTTAACCAGTATAAACGAAAGTATTAACGAGTTTGAAAAATGGCTCATGTTAGCACTTTTACAACACGGTTGACAGTTTATCCGTTTTTATGTATAATTACAAAGTAATCAATTTCCTAGGAGCAAAGCATGGTCACAAAAGCACCCGCAAAATCTGCGCCCAAAAAAGGCAATACAGGCAAAACTGTAGCAGGCGTTAAAATCGCTAAAAAGAAAGTAACGGTACGCCGTGCCCATCTTGCTGATGAAAAGTACACAGGCACTGAGCCAGTGTGGGATACTGAACGAGCATTGTCAATGAGCCAGGAAGATTTTGATCACCACCTGCGCCGTAGTTTCTACTACTACAACTACCACTTCACAAACAAAGACCTCAAGCCCGAGCTGATCAAATGGCTCCAGGATCAAACTGATTTTACCATCAGCAAAACTGAACTCAGCAAAGTAATCAAGAGTCGTTGGGTTCCGATGACCGCTTGCAGTCTTATTATGGCCCATCGTCAAGGCATGCCTTTGCGTGGACGTATTATTACATATCTCGAAACCATGGTTCGAGACGTGTGTGAAAAGTATGATTATTACAACGAAGGTGCAGAGGACGAAGTAGTGGCAGAAGAAAAGCCAGCTGTTAAAGTACCCACGATCCAGGACCGACTGAATGAAAAGCTGTCTGCTACCATTGGCGAGCTTGAAGGACACTTTGATGATGTGGTTATCAATGCTGGGATTGCTTTCAAGCCCTACGACTTCCTGGTTGCACAAAATGTGCCACAAGCACAACTTGGTAAAATTGAAACAGCATTTGCCAGCACTCGTGCAGAATTTGAAGCCGCACAAGCCAAGCAAGACGATCAATTGGTAGAAGGCTACAAACATTTTAAAGCCACAGACTTCAAACGCATTTATGCTTGGTTTGATGAATTGCAAAAAGCAGTTGACCAGTATCGCGGTGTAAAGAAAGCCACCAAGAAGCTACGTGTTAAGAAAAGCCCAACCAAAGAAAAGTTGATTGCCAAACTCAAGTACCTTAAACAGGATAACACACTAAAACTGGTAAGTGTGAATCCAGTGGATGTGATTGGTGCCCAAGAGTTATGGGTGTACAACACAAAAACAAGAAAACTTGGACAGTACATGGCAATGTCAAGTTCTGGGCTGGTTATCAAAGGCACAAGCATTGACAACTACACTGTCAAGAGCGTACAAAAAACTCTGCGTAAACCAGAGCAACAACTGGCTGAGTTTATGAAAGCAGGCAAGGTGCAACTACGCAAGTTTATGGACACTGTAAAAACTACAGAAATTGCCCTAAACGGACGAATCAACGAAGACACCCTGCTACTCCGCGTGGTATAACAACAGCCTTTCCAGAATCCCTGTGTGCTAAATACAGCATACAGGGATTTTTCTATGGCAACACTAAAAACAGGGCTTAACACACAACAAGCAATGACCACTCAGAGCCTAGGTGGTCCGGGCCCTATTGCCTACGACGAAGGCGCAGTATCACCAAGTGCTCAAAAACGAAAAGAAATTGAAGATTACATTCGTTTGCGTCTAGGCGATGGCATGGTAGACGTAGAGCTAGATCCAGGGCATTATAAAACAGCAATTGATAAAGCACTTGGACGTTATCGTCAACGTGCTCAAAATTCAGTTGAAGAAAGCTATGCTTTCCTTGAACTATTACCAGAAACACAAGAATACATTCTGCCACAAGAAATCATGAACGTGCGCCAAGTGTTCCGCAGGGGCATTGGTAGTACAACAGGTACTTCTGCTAGCCAGTTTGAACCATTTGCATCAGGATATCTAAATACCTATATGTTGGTAGCCGGGCGTGTGGGCGGACTGGCTAACTATGAACTGTTCACACACTACCAAGAATTGGCCATGAAGATGTTTGGCGGTTATATAAATTTCACATTCAATCCAGTGACCAAGCGCATGACACTGGTGCGTAAGATTCCTGATACTGGACACAACTACAAACGCATGACTTCGCTGTCATCGACAGGCACAGCACCCGGTAGCATAATCACAGTAACAGTACATGATACATGGCCGCAGATTGCTGTTGGATCAAATTTGGTAATTACCAACTGTCCAGTTACTGGATGGAACAACACCTACGAAGTTCTAACAGTAGAAGAAAGTGGTACTTTGTTTACCATGGCTTCTATTACTCCATTGGCCACTGCCAGTGTAACAGGCTACAGCCTATCTCGTTGCAATGTATACAGCCCTGACAGCGACCCTGCTACAGAAACAGTTTTGCTTTGGATTGATAACCACAAGCCAGACAGCATGATTTTAAACGATTACAGAATATATCCATGGATCCAAGACTATGCACTGGCAATGGCCAAGGACATGCTAGGACAAGCTCGTGAAAAGTTTGCACAGATAGCAGGCCCACAAGGTGGTACACAGCTAAATGGTGCGGCATTAAAGTCAGAAGCCAAGGCAGAGATGGATGCACTAGAAGAAGAACTCAAACGATTCATTGATGGCAGTATGCCATATACATGGATTACAGGATAAGCAACAATATGAAGATTAACGAAATTATCATTGAAGGTCACAACGGTACCAAACCCAAAAGACAAACTCAAGCAGATACCGGAGAGTGGCGCTTTCGAGATGTAGGCGGCTACGATAGGACCTATAACTTAAATCGCATCATGATGGCCACTGCCAAGGCAGACGGTAAAAGCGACAAGCCAATTGATATGGATCAAAGCTCCTGGGTTGAAAAGTATAATATTGCTCGTCCTTATACTGAAGAAGAACACAATATGATGAAAGCCGCATTTAAAACTGTGGACAGCGAGTATAAAGAAACAGAAAAAGATCACAAGAGTAGAGAACCAGACGATACTCACAAGGTTAGCCCAACAGCCCAACGAAAAAAGAACAAATACGGCGTTTGACATTTGCCGTTTAATTGTGTAAACTAGCCTCTATACACTAGGGGCTTTTTTATGATCATAGGAATTTGTGGTTTTATTGGCGCAGGCAAAGACACTGCCGCAGACTATCTAGTAGGCTTTCATGGCTTTAGGCGTGATAGTTTTGCTGGAACTCTTAAAGATGCTGTGAGTGCAGTGTTTGGGTGGGATCGAGAACTGATTGAAGGCCGCACTCCTGAAGCTCGTGCTTGGCGTGAGCAAGTAGACCCTTGGTGGGCAGAACGACTGCAAATGCCACACTTGACACCACGTTGGATTTTACAATGGTGGGGCACAGAAGTATGTCGTAGCCACTTTCATGACGATATCTGGATTGCCGCACTAGAGTCAAGACTAGCCAGACGTGCCGACCATACTGTTATCAGTGATGTACGATTCCCTAACGAAGTGAAAGCTATCCGAGCACAAGGCGGCAAAATTGTGTGGGTACAGCGGGGCATAACTCCGCACTGGTACGATATTGCTTGTGAAGCCAACTCAGGCAACACAAAAGCACAGCAGTGGTTAACAGACAACGGTATTCATGCCAGTGAAACCAGCTGGGCAGGTACTGATTTTGACACAGTAATCAATAACAATGGTAGAATTGACGAGCTGTATGATCAGCTTAAAAACCTGCTATAGCGTCAGACGCTTTCCACGGTAGCCGACTTTTATAAACCAACGGTTGGCAGTTTAAGCATATGGTCTTGAGATTCATGCGGTCGGTATTTTTAAGGTTACCATCTACATGAAACACATGTAGTTGTTTGTCAGGCAACTCTGCTTCAAACCCACAGCGTTCGCATGTGGGTTTTTTTCTATATCCTTTTTGATACCAATTTGGTGGTATAGGTTTGAGTCTTTTGCCTTTGCGTAGACACGCATCGCATTGCCTACGATAATAGGTTTTATCCCCTATTTTGCGGTTAATAGCAATAGGGCGTTCATTACAACTAGGACATATTGGACGCATACACAGTTATTTATAAGAAGAAACCTTAATTAAGGGGACCGTAACCACCCAAAATTCCGTGATCCAAATAAATATCTTTAAGCATGTGAGTCTTCACACTCTTTCAAAGGAATAGAAAAATGGCAGATTTAGTATCCCCAGGATTACAGATTACAGTATCCGACGAGAGCCAATATGTACCAGCAGGTACAGGCACAGTACCTTTAGTACTGTTCGCAACAGCAAGTAATAAAGCGGCACCGTCAGGTACAACAGCAACCGGCACAACTGCGGCAAACGCAAACAAACTACAAGCATTTGGTAGCCAGCGCGAATTGATTAACGCATTTGGTTATCCAAAGTTTCAAACAGCAGCCGGAACACCAATTCACGGTCATGAGTTAAACGAATACGGTTTACAAGCCGCTTACTCAGCAATGGGCCTAGGCAATCGTATGTTTGCTCTACGTGCCGATATTGACTTAGATCAATTGGTTGGTAAAGAGATTCGTCCAAAAGGCAATGTAGTCGATGGGTTTGTATGGTTAGATCTAGCCAACACCAGATATGGTGTTTATGAGTGGAATCTAAGCACACAGTCATTTACAAACAAAATTCCAGTGGTTATCACTGATTCAGATCTAACTGTAGCACCAGCCGGCGAGGTATTGGTGTACACTCCAATTGATTCTTACGGTGAAATTGGAACCTATGCTATTGTTTCTGTTGATGGAAACAATCCTTTGTTCTACAAAAACTCAAGCAATGCTTGGGTTGCAGTGGGCACAAAAGAGTGGCAAAAAGCATGGCCAACTGTTACAACAACATTGACCAACGACAACGTGCTACAACAATACTATGGTGAAACGATGACGATTAACTCTGTGTCGTTCACTATCACAAACTACAATAACTCATTACGTGCTGACCTTGTTGACTCTATCAACAACGCATTTGCGGCAGACTACGGTGATGGTATCCAAGCCGCAATTGATGCAAATGGCCGTGTGGTAATTTACGCAACCAGCGATGCAATGGGCAACGGTACCGATGCAGACGGTCGTGTGGTAATTACACGCACTGAAAAAACAGACGCACTGGGCATTACAATTCCACCAGGTGGTTCTTTCTTTGCACCAAACTTGGCTTTTGGTAGCTACACACAAGTACCAACATTTGCTGAGACTGATGCTACTCCAGCACCAACTGGCGCAGTGTGGATTAAAACAAGTTCAATTGGTACAGGCGCAAATTGGGCATTCAAGACATACAGTGCAAGCACAAGCAAGTTTGTTGCTACATCAGCACCAATGTACGAAGATCGTGGAAGAGCTATTTTTGGTTTAGATCCACTGAATGGTGGTATTGGAATTGCAAGTGGTGCAATCTATGTTGACCTTAATACTGTGTCAACATACCCAGGCACATTCAAAGCATACAAGCGTTTTAAAACTGGCGTTACCAAAGTAACTGGAACAATTCCAAACAACGATCCATTTACAATTGGTCATCAATTTAAGTTAGCAGTTACTCAGCCAGGTTCAATTGACTACAGCGAGCATTCTTTCACCATTGATTCAGTTAGCACAGACGGTTTCGTTAGAAAGATTTTAGCGGCAGCAATTCCAAATGTGTTTGCTTCCATGGAGTCCACAGGTGCTATTTCTATCACTCACAAGTCCGGTGGCGAAATTTATCTTGTAAACGTAACCGGAACTGCACTTGCTGATGCAGGCTTTACCAGTGGTACAACAGGTATTGTTGTTGAAAGCACAGGCGACTATGCAGGCGATTTGCTAGCCACCAATTGGACAGCACTAAGCTATACACAAAGCACAAGTACACCATATGTTGCACCAGATGATGGTACATTGTGGTACTTTAGTTCTGCTGTTGAAGCAGACATTATGATTTGCGGAACCGATGGCTGGAAAGGTTATCGTTCCGGATCACTAGGAAAAGATGCTCGCGGTTACGACCTGACATTGACAGATCCAAATGGTCCAATCTTCTCAGCAACAACACCAACACTCCAAACAACAGGTTTAGGAATAGTAAAAGGTGACTTGTGGGTTGACACCAGCGACTTAGAAAACTATCCAAAGATCAGTCGTTATAATGGTACCAAGTGGGTGGCAATTGACAACACAGACCGTATCACACAAAATGGTATTGTGTTTGCTGATGCACGTTGGGACGCGGCCTATATAAACAGCCAACACGTTGGTGGTATTATTGATCCAGTAACTGGAACATTGCCAGCAATCAGCACCATGTTGGTAAGCAACTACACTGACCTAGATTGCCCAGACTATCGTTTGTATCCACGTGGAACAATCATGTGGAACACTCGTCGTAACGGCTTTAATGTTAAGGAATATGTAAGCGAAGCATTCACTGAGCAGTCATATCCAAATGCAGGCAAGCTAACCAACAACACAGCAGGCAATATTCCAACACAATCTGCTACTTGGGTAAGCGCAAGCGGCAACCAAGATGATGGTACTCCATACATGGGCCACAAGGCACAGCGTCATATGGTTGTTAAGGCTCTACGTGCCGCTATTGATAGCAACACACAGATCCGTGAAGAACAATACAACTACAACTTGATTGTATGCCCAGGATATCCTGAACTGATTTCTAACATGGTATCATTGAACAATGACCGTAGCAACACTGCGTTTATTGTTGCTGACACACCAATGGACTTGAAGCCAAACACAATCGATCTAACTGAGTGGAGCAACAATGTTGCCACAACAGCAGACGTATACACAGCTATCTATTACCCAGCTGGATTAACAAACGATCTATCCGGTAACGAGATTGCTGTTCCAGCAAGCCACATGGCATTGCGTACATTTGTACACAGTGATGCTATTAGCTATCAATGGTTTGCACCAGCTGGCGCACGCCGTGGTTTAGTTGACAATGCCACAGCAGTTGGATACGTTGACTACACAAGCGGATTGTTTGTCAAGACAGGTGTACGTCAGAGCCTACGTGACAGCTTGTATCAATTGCGTATTAACCCAATTGCTACATTGCCAGGACTAGGATTGGTTGTATTTGGTCAGAAGACACGTAGCCCAATTGCACAAAGCATGGACCGTGTGAACGTTGCTCGTTTGGTAAACTACATCCGTGGTATCCTAAGCGGTATCAGCAACAGCTTCTTGTTTGAACCTAATGATAAGATCACACGTGATCAGATCAAGCAGATCATTGAAGGCGCAATGAATGACCTAATCGCTAAACGTGGTATCTATGACTACTTGGTAGTTTGCGATAACAGCAACAACACACCAGAGCGTATTGCACGTAATGAATTGTATGTAGACATTGCTATTGAGCCAATGAAAGCAGTTGAATTTATCTACATTCCAATTCGCTTGAAGAACCCAGGCTCACTAGGCGGGGCAGGCAAATAATAGCGGTATATAATGGAGCAGTGACCCTGCTCCATTAGTTACTCAAATTATGGTAAATAAGAGTATAGGAGACAGAACAAATGGCCGTCGCAAGTTTAACAAAATTTACAATCCCGCTAGCAACTGATCAAAGTGCCAGCACACAAGGTCTGTTGATGCCAAAACTCAGCTATCGCTTTCGCGTTAGCTTTGAAGGTTTTGGTGTAAGCCAACCAAAGACAGAACTTACTAAACAAGTCATGGACTTTAAACGTCCAAGCGTACAGTTTGGTGATATCACTATTGATGCTTACAACAGCAAAGTTAAGCTGATTGGCAAGCCAGAATGGCAAGATGTTACAGTTAACTTGCGTGATGATGCGGCTGGTAACGTTTCCAAGCTAGTTGGCGAACAACTACAAAAACAATTTGATTTCATGGAACAAGCAAGTGCGGCTTCTGGTATCGATTACAAGTTCATCACACGTTGTGAAATGTTAGATGGCGGTAACGGCACCTATGCTCCAAATGTACTTGAAACATGGGAACTATATGGCTGTATCCTAACACAAGTTGATTATGGTGAAGTAAACTATACATCAAATGATCCAGTAAAAATTGCATTAACAATCAAGTTTGATAACGCTATCCAAACACCATCAGGATCCGGAGTTGGATCTATTGTTGGTAGAACAATTGGACAAACAATCACTGGTTGATCCAGACGAGTATTATACTTTATACAAAAAGCCCGGTTTATACTGGGCTTTTTTTTGACCATAAATAATTAAAACTAGGCATCGCTATGAACTTAAACTCATTCTTAAAAGAAGTATTCACTGGGGATACAATCCACGATTTCCAACATGCTAATCGTGCATTTACTTCCAACAACTATCAGTTGGCACCAAAGTATTCATTTCTTTTTTATGTACGAATCATAGTAAACCCTAGGTATTCTCAATACCCAGATAGTCGTAGACATGACATTGGTGTGCTGTGCAAAAGTGTTGGACTTCCAAAGTTCACCATTGATACCAAAACGTTAAATGCCTACAATCGTCCTAACATTGTACAAACCAAAATCAAATACGAACCAGTTACATTTAAGTTCCACGATGACAACGATGACACCATCCGCGAATTCTGGTACGACTACTACAGTTTCTATTATAGAGATAGTGACTACGATGAGATGACCTATGCTAACGCTCACAAATATAGAAACAGAACAGCAACACTATGGGGTCTAACTAATCGTAATAGAGAAATGGACATGCGTTTTCCACAAAGCGATGGTGCCGACAACACAAATTATATCAAGAGTATTAGTATTTTTAGTTTCCATCAAAAGCGTTTTAGCGAAACAGTATTGATCAATCCAACAATCACACAGTTCCAACACGGTGACCATCAGATGAGTGGCAACGATGGTATCATGGAAAACTCAATGACTGTGGCGTACGAAACTGTTAAGTATCGTAAAGGATATGTTACTCCTAACAACTTCAGCGATATGTTGCTACACTATGACACATCGCCAAGTCCATTGACACCAGCTGGTGGCGGCACTGCTAGTATCCTAGGTCCAGGTGGCGGCGTTGAAACTGTTGGAGAAGTTATTGAAGACTTGGCCAATGGAAACTTTGGAGCTGCGATCTTCAAGGGCGGTCGCATGTTAAACAACTTCAAAGGCAAAGACCTAGGCGCCATTGCCAAAGGCGAATTGCTTGAGGTTGGCAAAGACATCTTGCGCGGTAACAACCCACTGAGCAGAGTTAGTGTACCAAGTATCAGCAGCCTGGCCAGTGGCTCTGGTGCATCAAGCGGTAATAACTTAGGCTCTACACTGTTGGCAGCAGGTGGAATCGCGGCCACTGCATACGCTGGACAACAGTTATTAAAAGGTGGCGGTGCAGGCACAGTTCTTGCTGTGGCAGCAGGCGCATACGCTCTTGGAAAGAGAAACCAAGAAAAGAATGCAGAGGCAGCAACCAGGGCCGCATCCTCTAATGGCGCGGCAGTAGGAAAAGTTGGAAATCAACCAACGTATAACACTACCGCAGAATTCCCAGCAACATCTAGTTATGCACCTCCCAAGGTCTATGCGAGCTATGCAAGATCCTATACAGACGGCTTGGCTACAATGAATGATGCTAGAGATGTACTGCCTGACACTGATCAAACGAATGTAGCATAATGAACGCCACGAACATATCACCTATTAGCTTTGATCCTTTTAATCAGGACAATCCAAATCAATATTTTAACAATCTAGTTTTGCCTCCAATGAATGTAACGCAAAACGTAAATGATGCTATTCAAGCATTTTTTGAAAGAATAACAGAAAATTCCATGAGTGCATCCATACTGGCTAGTGCAGTGGTGTATACTGCAATAAGTCAGTCAATGGATCCAATGGTAGCACTACAACAATTTCAAAGAGTTCCTCCTGGTGAAATCAATCAATATCTGGCAATGTTTTTAAATCTCAATCGTGTGGGCACAAGCCTACTAGGATTGAATAACGTTCCAACTGTTAATCAATACGTATACCGTGCAATAATGCTCTGAGGTTCAAATGGGAAAATATGCACAAGGCAAATTTCAAATCAAGAACGCAGGCAAGTACATAGGCAAAGGTACTCCTACATATCGCAGTGGATGGGAATTTGCATTCATGCAGTTTTGCGATAACAATCCTGCAATTCTACAATGGGCCAGCGAGTCAATCAACATACCCTATAGAAATCCGTTTACCAATAAACAAACTATCTATGTGCCTGATTTTCTTATTATCTATATAGACAAAAACCAACAAAAACATGCTGAGTTAATTGAAATCAAACCCAGTACTGAAACCACACTAGAGTCTGCACGTAATCCACGTGACAGAGCCTATGTAGCACTTAACATGGCCAAATGGCAAGCGGCAAGTGCGTGGTGCAATCACCATGGATTGAAGTTTCGAGTAGTTACTGAGAATGAGATTTTTCACAAAGGAAAAGCTCGGTAAATACAGCATGACTAAAAAATTAGAACAACTGTTTGATTTGCCCTCTGTGGAGGGAGATGCTGAACAGCCTATAGAGCTAGAACAGCACCGTGCAACCATAACAGCCATTGACGATGCAATAGACAAAATTGACGCTGCCTTGCCCACAGTCCGCGACCTAGAAACAGCAGACACAGAAATGGATGAGCTGGCAAAACTTGCACAGGACAAGTTTGAGGATTTAATGGACCTGGGTATGAATGTAGAACCACGCTATTCGGGTGTGATATTCCAAACAGCAGGTATGTTACTAGGACATGCCATCACAGCAAAGCAAGCCAAGTTAGATAAAAAGCTAAGAATGGTAGATTTACAGCTCAAAAAAGCACGTTTGGATCAGCAGGCCAAAAAAGAAGGCACTGATATACCGGATGAGCCAGTGGATGGCAAAGGCATTGTACTAGACCGCAATTCATTGATTGCTAGCATATTAGGCAAGAATCAAGACAGCCAAAAGACAAAATAAGCATAAATAGACAATATAGGATCCGCCATGAAAAAGTTTACCGATTACCTAATGGAAAGCAAGCGTTCATACACTTTCCGTGTACAACTAGCAAATTGCAATCTAGATGCAGAAGTGCTAGAGCGTATTGAACGTGCTCTTTCTGCTTACCGTCTGTCAGACATTACCAAGCCTAAAAGCATGCCAGTGTGTAACTGCCGCGAATTTGCCACACTGGGCCCAGTGGAACGTCATCAATTTGATGCGACCACTGATTATCCAGCTATTCCGCCACAAGTGCAACAAAGCATTCATGCACACACTGGTATTCCCTTACAACAAATTTATGTCACTAATTCATTCTTTGAAGGCGACGACGAATGGGAAGTGGAAACAAGCGACAAAGAAGACAGCCCAATTTTATTGCAGCCTGAAATGAAGTCACAGACTGCACAAGACTCCGTTGGGGACAAACATGTTGGTAGTTTGTTAGCTGAACTAGAAAAACAAAAACACGGTGGCACTCAATACACTGGTGTTAACGATCAGATACTGGCCAAGGAAGTTCCTGCAGAAGCGTCTGCAAAAACATCATTGGACTTCCCAATGAATAACAAAAGCGTATTAAAATCAAATACTGCTCCAAGAGGAAAATAAGCATGACTACCAATCACAATAACATTTATAGCATTCTCGGCAAGCTGAACGCTCTGCAGCCAGTGGAAGTTAAAAAGGATAGCATCCTTAAAGACCTAAACGAAAGCGCACCAACTGCATCCCGTAGTTTAGTTGATCGTTTGAACGAACGCTTCTTGGCAGAAAAAGCAAACAGCAACGAAGCTACCTATTATCATCCAGGGCGTGGTCTTCGTGATGGTGGCACTGATAGACTGGCAGGTCGTCAAGCTGCTGCCTCAGCAGGAAATCTAGGACAAGATGAACTCAAGCAAAGAATGCAAGGCAAGGCAAGTCAAAGTCTAAGAGTAACAGCTCCGGGCATGGGCAAACCAGGATCAAAACTTCCAGGAGCAAAAAATCCTGCGTATCGTGGACCAGCTAATCCTTATGCAGAAGGCACTGAGTTGGACGAAGCATCAAAGCGTGGGGGCAAAAGACGTCTCCAGGACGCACTAGATGATGATCCAGACATGATGGGATATCATGCTATTGCCGCACTGTACGGAAATGACATGTGGGACAATGACGCCATGGGCGATCTAGTGAATGACCTTGAACAAGTAAACCCAACACCTGAAGAATTAGAATATATCATTCTGAATGCCGAATTACCAGGACGTTTAAAGAGTACTAGATTCACCAACACAGACGATGTTCAATTTGGTCACTTGGGTGAGGTTGACATGGATGAAGACATGCTAAGTCCCAAGCAACAAAAAATTGCCAAGATGTCCCCACCAGCTGACAAAATTGATGCCAATGACCTAGCCGCACTACGTGCCGGCAAAACCAAAGAAAAAGAAGGCAACGAATTCTCAGGTGAGCTAGCCAAAGCCAAAGCACAACACAAAGATGAATTTGAAGTTGATGGCAAGACATATCCTGTAAAGGAAAGTGAAGGCAAGCGAACCATGAGTCGTGCTGCCAAAGGCTATGAGAAGTATGGCAAGGAAGGCATGGAGGCATTGGCCAAGGCCGGACGTGAAGGCAAAGACCTTGACAAAGTACGTGACAAGTACAACAAATACAAAGACGACGTCAACGAAGGCGAAACTCAAGGCGCCACCAAATATACAGTTACCTACAAAGATAGCAAAAAGCCAGGCAAAACCCACAGCACTCAAGTCAAGGCTACCAGCTCTGCAGAAGCAAAGGCAGCGTTTCAGGAATGGGACAGCACAAATCGATTTACTTACTTGGGTGCGAAACCCAATGTTAATAAAGTCAATGAAACCAATTTTGGCCAACAAGACAGCGGTGAGTATGACCGCGAAGGCGAAATGGCTGATCAAGATCTTGAAACAGCACAAGACGCCGCACAAGAACTACGCAGTATACTTGATGCAGATGAGAATCTGCCAGAGTGGGTACAAGCAAAAATTACAAAAGCAGTTGACTACCTAGACACAGCACGTGACTATATGCAGAGCAAGGGCGACGAAGTTCATGAAGGCGAGTACCAAGACAAAGTTGACAAGAGCAAGATTCCTGCATTCCAACGCAAATCCAAAGGTGGTGACGATTGGAAGCTGTCTACTAAAGATCTAGATGACGAAGCCAGTAAGAGTCCAACCAGCAGTGCTGGATTAGAAAAACTAAAACAGCGTATGCGCGATCAAGGTGTAATGGAAAGTCAACTAGACGAACTAGACATGAACTTGCTCAAAGGCATGCAAGGCGCCATGAAAGGTGTAAACACTGATCCTGAGAGCGAGCGCAACAGTGGCAAGAAGTATGGTTATCGTAGCGATCGTGATGACACTGGAAACGATGACGATTACGATGAATACGGCAACGAGAAAAAAGGTGTCAAGAAGACTGCAACCAGCGATGGCCCTAAAAAGAAAGGCCGCCCAAAGAAAAACTTTGGCCCAGAGCGTGTGACAGCCAAGGCATACAAACACAAAGGTGCCCGTGTTGGTGAGTCTATCAAACTTGATACATTTGTTGAAGACACCATGGCTGAACTAGACACATTGTTGCTGAGTGAAAAAGCAGTGAGCAAACAGCAACAGAAATTCATGGGCATGGTACATGCCATGCACAAAGGCAAAAAAGTCAAAGGTGCAAGCTCTGAATTAAAGAAGGCAGCTAGTGGCATGAGTAAAAAAGATGCCAAAGACTTTGCCAGTACCAAGCACAAAGGTCTGCCAAAGAAAGTAAGCGAAGGAACTAACTTTGCTGAGATGGTCAGAGAAACAGACCAAACAGTTGAAGAAATGCTAACTGAGCTTCACTCGGAGCTAGACGAATACAAACGCACCGGTCATATGGGTGACAAGCTACGTGATGCTTTGGAAATTCATCGCCACACCAAGCGCAAGCTCATGGGCGAAGAAAACAAACAAAGAGACGATTTCTTTCACAACCCATCTGTACCTGATGATCATCAGTTGCCAGCACCGCCAGAACAAGTTGATGTTGAACTAGATGAACTTGCTCGCCTAGCAGGTCTCAGCTCACCAGTTCAAGAGTCTGCATGTAACATGACCGCTGAAGGCGAGATGTGTCCCAAGCATGGCATGGCAGAATGCTGGAGTTCAGGTGGCATGATGGAAAGCAAGCCTGACTTCCTAGACATGGACAAAGATGGCGACAAAAAAGAGCCAATGAAAAAAGCTGTTAAAGACAAAAAAGAACTTGATGAAATTCGTCGAATTGCAGGACTACTAGTAGTAGAAGCTGAAGACGATGAAGACGATGGATATGCCAACGAACCAAACGAGCAGTATGTGGATCAAGAAACAATCAATGATCAAGGGGCAGATCTTAATCGTAAAAAACACCAAGATCCATACACAGCCAACAAAGCAGCCAACCCAGTGACAGAAGAAGTATTTGCACTTGAAGGCAAACTGGCAGCAATGTACAACAGCATCAAGGTTCAAAAATGAAATCTTTAAAAGACTACATCGCAGAGCAAGCATTTATCGCCGAGAACCCAGTTCCCGGGGATGCGTTTGATATTGAGTTAAGCACAGATACTGTGATTGAATCAGTGGTAACTGAACTTACAGAATCTGGCGATGTAATCATTGAACTTGATGAACATGCAGTGTCTATGCTAGTAGGCGCTGGTATGTTAATGGAAGATCCAACAATGATTAGCACAGCACCAGACAGTGCTAGTGCTATTCCAGGCTGGAACAAGAGCCATGGTAACCCTACCGGAGTCATGAGCCCAATCCATGGCGGAGCATTTGCTCCATACAATCGTAAGCACGATCCACGTGAGTGGATGCGCCACGATGTCAAACACGATGAAGATGAAGAAGACAATCATGTTCATGTGGCTGGCATCAACGAAGCTGAGTATCACGGACGCTCAGTTCCACTTGGCAAGCCCATGCAAGGTGATGTCAAGAAGAGCAAAGTTTATGTCCGCAAACCCAATGGCAATATTGTCAAAGTTAACTTTGGCGACAAGACCATGAAAATTAAAAAAAGTAATCCCAAACGCCGTAAGAGTTTTCGTGCTCGTCACAACTGTGCCAACCCTGGCCCACGTTGGAAAGCACGTTATTGGTCCTGCAGAGCTTGGTAAGATTAAAAGGTATTTCAATGAAAAAATGGTTATCAATTCTAGCATTACTAGTTTCAACAACAGCATTTGCATGGGACCAACGTGCTCCACTACCGGTAGATGCTTGTAAAGTTCATAGTCCATATGGTTTTGCACAATCCAGTCGTCCTGCTAGTCCTATCTGTAGAGAAGCTTACCTAGTTGCATATGATGCACCTGTAAAGATTCCTGCCTATGTTGCATACACCTTGCTACCACAAAATGCACTTGGTTGCTTTCCACGTACCAATGCTTTTGTTGCAGACGCTAGTCTAAATGGCACAGGTGCTACACCAGCTGACTATGCAGGCACTGGCTACGACAAAGGTCATGCCGCACCAGACGGTGACTTATCCTGGAGTCAGCAGGTTGAATATGAATCATTCTTGATGACCAACATGTATCCACAGCACGGTTCATTGAATCGTGGAATCTGGAAACTGTTGGAAACATCGGTACGTGGCTGGGCAGTACAACGTAACCAACCATTTACAATCTATGTGGGCGCACTATACGGCGCAGGTGATCCTACCATTGGCAAAGGTGTTATTGTGCCACATGGCTTCTATAAGATTGTTATCAACAATGCCACAGGTGAAGTTGCTGGCTGGGGCTTCCCACATACCAAGCCATATGTTAACCTGGGCAACGACCTAACCAAGTTCCGTGTGCCTGTTGCTACTATACATCAACAAAGTGGCATAACATTCAAGTACCCTGCAAACGCAAAAGAACTTGCACCAGGTGCAGAATGGAAAGTAGACTTCGGAGCACTTACAAATGCCAAAAGAGCCAAATGTGGTAAGTCTGACGACTGACCCGAACAATTACCCTGTGTACCCTGAGGATGACGGTTACGATAGACCCGTAAATCCTTACGGCCCACACTAAATACAAAATATTAGGAGATGGTCATGGACCCACGATTTTTTAGAAAATTTGCAGATTTAATTACAGAAGCTGAACAAGCTACAGCAGCCGATCCACAACAAGTGGCACAAGCCCTACAGACCAAATTAAAGCCTGAAGAAAAGCAGGCAATGATTGCAATGGCTGAAAAAATTGTAGGCAAGCCAGTGGATCAAATCACACCACAAGACGCACAGCGATTTGGACCAGCATTTGAAAAAGCACTTAAAGGCGGTGGCGCTGTGGCCGAATCTCAATTAAACGAGCTGAACCTAAGAGCAGCCTGGGACACAGCTAAAACCAAATTGGTTCAGCTAGGATTTCTTGGCAGTATGGCAGCTGGCACAGCATTTGCAATGGGACACGATGGCGGTGCAATGGCAGCTGGTACCATTGGTGGTGTATTGTTAATGAGCTTAGGCGCACTAGCTGGTAGCATTGGTGACCTTAAAGGCGAATACCAAGCGCATAAAGATCTACAAACTGCTACTGACCCAGGTCAGAAACAACAGTTGAATAGAAAAATTGACGCATTCAATAGATAATCATGTCTATTAGACAGCGTGTGTTCACTAGATCGGATTTTGGCTTAGCTGAAAACGACACTGGGCACGAAGACGCTGTACTGGATCCAAATGATCCAATCTTTCAAATCGCGACTGGGCAACAAGTTCCACGTCGCGATTTTTCACAACTACAAGCCTGGCAAAAAGACAACCCACAAAACAACAAAGCTCGTTACATGAAAGATAACAATATCAAGCCAGGAACTCCGGCTTGGTTTGCTTTATGGTTTGGCAAATGACAGATCCGATCAATGAACTACGTCGACTCAGTGGTGTGAGGCAACAGCCAGACTGGTCTGAGTACGATGGCATGAACATCAGCGTGACAGGCATGGAAAAACAGCAGTTGGAAAAACAACACAACATACAACCTGGCACCCCAGAGTGGTTTCGCTTGTGGTTCAGCCTGCCTTACTGGACAGGCGAAAAGCCAGTCTAGCCGTTGGCCAATCGCTTGTCTTCAATTCCCAAGTACTGATACCAGCTCTCGTGTTGAATATGCACAGGGCGACCTTTCCACTTGTTAACAAGTTGGTAATAGTCTGGCTTGTAGGGCATGGTCATTGGCTTCCACAGCTTGGCACCTTTTTTGTGGTTACAAGGCTTGCAGGCTGTTACTGCATTTTCCCAAGTGACTTTACCACCACTGGAACGTGGAATCATATGGTCAATGGTTAGCTCATCACTTTGGAAAGTGTCACCGCAGTACTGGCACTGGTACAGATCACGCAAGTACAGGTTAGCACGGCTAAAGCGCACACCTTTTTTGTTGTTGAAATAGTTTTTAGTCACAGCAACAGCAGGGTAGTGTATAGTCAAGCTGGCACTACGAGCAACGTGTTGTTCGTATTCTTCTAGCACAGTGATTCTATCCAAAAACATCAATTTGATAGCATGTTGCCAGTTGATGATGCTTAATGGTAGAATTGAAATTGGCTCGTAATTTGAGTTGAGTAGTAAGCAGTTCATGTTAAATATATTTACTATGTCAAAAAGTTTAGAAGGCGTTATTGTTAAAAAAGCTCACCAAATGGAGAGCTTTACGGAACAGCAGATCATTGAAATAGCACGTTGTGCGGATCCTATCACGGGTCCACAATACTTCATGTCTAACTATTTCTACATTCAGCATCCTACCAAAGGAAGTATTCAGTACCACCCATTTGGGTATCAAGAGAAGCTGATTGATACCTATCACAATTATAGATTCTCTATTAGCCTAATGCCTAGACAAACGGGGAAATCAACTTCCGCCGCTGGGTATTTATTGTGGTATGCAATGTTTATACCAGACAGCACTATTCTAGTGGCCGCCCACAAATACCTAGGCGCACAAGAGATCATGCAACGTGTACGATATGCTTACGAAAACTGTCCGGACTTTATTCGTGCAGGTGTTGTGAGCTACAATAAAGGATCAATAGACTTTGAAAACGGAAGCCGTATTGTAGCACAAACCACAACTGAAAACACAGGTCGTGGTATGAGTATTTCATTACTGTATTGTGATGAGTTTGCATTCGTTAGACCCACTATTGCCAGTGACTTCTGGACTTCAATCACACCCACACTGGCAACAGGTGGTAAGTGTATTATCACATCAACTCCAAACAGCGACGAAGACCAGTTTGCATTGATCTGGAAACAAGCAAACAAAACCATGGATGACTTTGGTAACGAAACAGAAACAGGAGTGAATGGATTCAAAGCATATCGCAGTAAATGGCAAGAACATCCAGATCGTGACGAAGCCTGGGCTGACCAGATGAAGGCACAGCTAGGCGAGGAACGCTTCCGCCGTGAGATGGAATGTGAATTCATTATCTTTGACGAAACGCTGATTAACCCAATTCATCTATTGGAAATGGCCGGCATTGACCCAATTGAACGTCAAGGACAAGTACGCTGGTACAAGAAGCCCGAGAAAGGCTACACTTATGTGGTAGCACTGGATCCTAGTTTAGGCACTGGTGGCGACCCGGCAGCTATACAGATTTTAGAAATACCTGGACTAAAACAAGTTGGTGAGTGGCAACACAACAAAACACCAGTACAACGCCAGGTGGCTATTATCAAAGAAATCAACAGCTACATCATTGAACGTACAGGTGATAGTAACAGCGTGTACTACAGCGTGGAAAACAATACTCTGGGCGAAGCCGCACTAGTGGCTATTTCTGAAGTAGGAGAAGAAAATATTCCAGGAATTTTCCTAAGTGAACCCAAGCGCATAGGATCTGCTAGAACATACCGTAAAGGGTTTACTACCCTAGCAAAAACCAAACTAGCAGTTTGCGCTAAATTAAAAAGTCTGATTGAACAGAAAAAAATGACTGTGGCCAGCAAAAACTTGATCACTGAGCTTAAAACCTTCGTGGCAATGGGCACTTCGTTCAAAGCAAAACTAGGTGAAACCGACGATCTAGTAATGGCTTTGTTGCTAGCAGTACGCATGGTACAATTATTGCAGGAATTTGACGCAAATCTAGACAGCGAAGTACGTGACACACTACAGGACTTTATTGAGCCCATGCCCTTCATTATGTCAATCAACTAAATACTACATTGAAATTGAAAGTATACTATGTCACGTGAAATTGAAAAAATTGCAGATGCACTGTTTGAAAAAATACGCAGTCGTTTTGACAACGTAAGCATCGGCGACGAACAAGCCAAGGATACTGCGGATCCAGAAAAGGCACGTTTTTTTAATTTTGATTACATCAGCTCAGACGGCGAAAACTTTGGCAACGTCACAGTGAGCTTGATTGACGAAAACAGCCTAAAGATATACTTTAGCAAAAACATTAGCCAAAAACTAAATGACGAGCAACGCAAAGATTGGTTTGATTTTTTAAGCAACCTTAGATTTTTTGCCAAGCGTAACCTATTGACATTTGACACTCGTGATATTAGTCGTAGCAATTTAAATCTCAAGGACCTCAAGACCGTGACTAAATCTGACGCAACATTGGATCGCGACGATATCGCAATGAATGAAAGCCGCATGTACGGCACTCCTAAGACCAGTTTTGAAAATGTAGGCAATGCACGTATTCGTGTGATTCATACTGAAGCAATCAATCCAGACCAGCGTGGTTCACGTAGTCGTCACATCAATGCTATCTATGTTGAAACAATTGATGGCGAACGTTTCCGCATGAGTCATAACAAGTTGAGTGGTGCAAGAGCAATGGCCCGTCACATCAGCGAAGGTGGCCGTCCATGGGATGACATTGGTGAGCACATCACAGGTATTGTAAACGAAATGAGTGAGTTGGGGCACTTTGTTAGAACCATGCGCCATCGCACATTTGAAGATAACACCACAATCAAAATGGTTGAAGCTGCCGCGCAATACTACAACGGTATGCACAGACAGTTGAATCATTTGAAAAGCACAAGAGCATATAGAAATTTTGTTGAAAACTATCAGCCAAGCGCACAGCAATTAGACGAAGTAGATGTTAACGAACTCAAAGAAAAATTTGTTAAAAAGATATTTGATGATCGTATGACAGCCGCTTTACCACATGTGTACAAAGCATACAAGCTACAAGAGCAAGCAGAACAAAGACAACTACAACTAGTACGTGATATAATTGAGAACCGTTTGCCTTTGCAGTTGACCATTGATGAAGGCATGGATGACTATATTCGTACTCTTAACTTTTCGAGCCCTGGGGACATGGTAGTTAGAGTATTAGAAGACATCGCGCAGAGATCAAAATCTATTCCCGAAATAGCAGAGTTTGCTCAACAATGGGCAAAAAATTACAACAACATCAATGAAGACAGTGACCAAGCGTTAAAAGAACATCAGGCATTGGCAGTTAAGTTAGCCACACATTACCTTCGTGACCTACGCAACCTTAAAGAAAACAGCGACCTACGCATACATGAATCTGAAATTGAAATCGTTGACTTTGATGCAGGTGAAGACATCCTAGCAGAAGGAACATGGGCATTACCTAAAACTCCAGAAGACATCCAAGAATTACAAACACTATTGGCCAATCCATTACCAGTGGGCACCGATGGCGAAAATGCTACCAGTGCCCTTTATAATCTGCTTGGCGATGATGAGCTGTTTGATCGCTTAGGCAGTTATGCCAATGATGCTGGCCCTAAAGCAGATGCAAGAGACATAGTAAAAAACTTTGTTAAAGAACAACTACCTGGCTTATATACAAAAATGGGTCTGAATGGAGAAGAACAAATGGATCAGGAACCACCTGCCGCTCCTCCACAGCCTGGGCAACCTGCACAAGCTGGCGATCCAAATTCAGCCAACCAACCCGCACCACCACCACAACCAACAGGCACTTCAGGAATGGACACTCCGCAAGGCGCAAATCTTGCAGAGAATGAAGAGCTGAAGCGTATGCTCCGCATTGCTGGCCTAAAATAAACAACTCAAAATAAATCACCCAAAGGCGCATTATTTGCGCCTTTTTTCTTGCAATCATAAATACAACTGTTATATACTTGCACAGTGCAGTATGTATCATAGGCACATAAAGACCATCTTAACTTATAAAGGACAATTATCATGGCTACATCTCTCGCAGAAATCCGCGCAAAACTACAAGCGCAAGAAAACCGCAAAGGCGGTCAATCACAAGGTGGCGACAACGCTATCTATCCACACTGGAACATTGCAGAAGGTTCCACAGCAAAAATCCGTTTTCTTCCAGACGGTAACTCCAAAAATGATTTTTTCTGGGTTGAACGACTAATGATTCGTTTGCCATTTGCTGGCATCAAAGGCCAAGCAGACAGCAAGCCAGTTGTGGTTCAAGTACCTTGCGTTGAAATGTATGGCGAAGCTTGCCCTGTGCTTGCTGAAGTTCGTACATGGTTCAAGGACAAGAGTCTTGAGGAAATGGGTCGTAAGTACTGGAAGAAGAAGTCTTATCTGTTCCAAGGTTTTGTTCGTGAGAACCCACTTGGCGACGACAAGACACCAGAGAATCCAATCCGTCGTTTTGTGATCTCTCCACAAATCTTTAATCTGGTTCGCAACGCATTGTTGGACCCAGACATGGAATCCATGCCAACTGACTACACAGCAGGTCTTGACTTCACTGTTAAGAAGACTTCCAAAGGTGGTTATGCTGACTACAGCACAAGTAGTTGGGCACGTAAAGAAACTGCACTCACAAGCGAAGAACAAGCCGCAATTGATGCACATGGTTTGTACAACTTGGCAGACTTTTTGCCCAAGAAGCCAAGCGATGTAGAGTTGAAGGTTATCAAAGAAATGTTTGAAGCATCTGTTGATGGACAAGCATATGATCCAGATCGTTGGAGTCAATACTACAAGCCAAGTGGCTTTACTGGTGGCGCATCAACATCTGCAGGTAACGATGATGATGATACTCCCAAGGCAGCTCCTAAGGCAGCTCCTGCTCCAAAGGCAGAAACACCATGGGAAGATGAAGCAGAAGCGCCAGCCGCAACTGCTCCAGTTGAAGCAAAACCAGCCGCAACTAGTCAGAGAGCCGAAGACATCCTAGCGATGATTCGCAATCGTCAGAAACAATAAAGCGGTTAGTAGGCGAGAAGACATAGCGCACCAGATTGATAAACTGGCCGGCGCACTCGCCTACTATTTTCAACTAGGAGAACATTATGGGTAAACCCTTCGACCTGAGCAAGTTCAGGAAAAGTATCACAAAAAGCATTGACGGTATTTCTGTAGGCTTTAACGATCCAGACACATGGATCAGCACAGGCAACTACACACTAAACTATCTTATCTCTGGAGACTTTAACAAAGGTATTCCAATGGGCAAGGTTACTGTGTTTGCCGGAGAATCAGGTGCAGGCAAATCATTTATCTGTTCAGGTAACTTGATACGCCACGCACAACAGCAAGGCATCTATCCTATTCTTATTGACACTGAAAACGCATTGGATGAGGATTGGCTCAAAGCACTGGGCGTGGAAACAGGTGAAGACAAACTGTTGAAACTCAACATGGCAATGATCGATGATGTGGCCAAAGTTATTTCAGACTTTGTTAAAGAGTACAAAACACTGCCAGAAGATCAACGTCCCAAGGTGCTGTTTGTTATTGACAGTCTAGGCATGTTGCTAACTCCAACCGACGTTAATCAGTTTGAAGCAGGCGAAATGAAAGGCGATCTTGGTCGTAAACCCAAAGCCCTTACTGCTCTAGTAAGAAACTGCGTTAACATGTTTGGCGCACTGAACATTGGCTTGGTTGCAACCAACCATACCTATGCCAGCCAAGACATGTTTGACCCAGACGACAAAATCAGTGGTGGACAAGGCTTTATCTATGCCAGCTCAATCGTTGTTGCTATGCGTAAACTCAAACTCAAAGAGGATGAGGATGGCAACAAGATTTCAGAAGTCAAAGGTATTCGTGCCGCTTGTAAGGTTATGAAAACACGCTATGCCAAACCGTTTGAATCAGTGCAAGTCAAGATTCCATACGAGCAAGGCATGAGCCCTTACTCAGGTCTAACAGACATGCTGGAGTCAAAAGGATTATTGCAGAAAGAAGGCAACAGTCTTAAATACACCCTAGCAGATGGTACAGTGATCAAACAGTTCCGCAAGGCTTGGGAACGTAATGATGACAGCAGTCTTGACAAGGTCATGGAAGATTTTGTTAAAAATCCGCATCATGTGGTTGCATCACAAGTACCTGAAGAGGAAATAGCTGAATGAATGACGAACCAGTTGAGTTAACAGATGATGAAATTAACCATAGCACTGACATTGCTAATCTGATCATTGAAGGAATCTTCACACGAGAAGAGGAAAACTACGATCCAGCAACTACTATGTACAGTCTGTTCATCGGGTGTATCCATCACTTGCATTGGATGGGGTGGACCACTCAAGAACTGGTTAACGAAGTTTTCAATCATGCTGAAGACCCTATAACAGATGATGAGGAAGATGACGAATGACAATCGAAGTAAATGCACTGGTTGAAACTTATACAATCATGAAAGAGTACGTTTCACCTAAAGATCGGCAAGCCGCGGCAGACCACGTTATGAGTATTTTAGTAGACAGTGGTGTGAATGATCAGGATCTTAAAATTCTATCGGCTACAGACTCTTACTTGAAACGAGCCAGCAAAGAATATTTAGACGTTGATGGCGACGACCTTGCTGATGAGGAAAACGACTACGACTACGATGAGTAATAGCCATGTGGTATAATCGTATCGTAGCAAGTTTGGCTAACATACCTGACTTCATTGAGTACTATGAAGCACAGTTAGACGAAGCCAAACGAGACGTTAAAATACAAGGGTTGGTTGAAAAGCAACTGAGTGGACTGCCAGGATTAACTGAACATCGTTTTAATCAGTTACAGGAAATTGAAGCAGTACTAGAGTTTCTCAACATACAACTACGTAAAATACGTCGAAAGCATTTTCAGAAGTACCTAGAAACCTATGCCCGAGCCCTTACCAGTCGTGATGCTGAAAAGTATGTGGACGGTGAGGATGAGGTCATTGATATGGAAACAATTATCAATGAGGTGGCACTGCTACGCAACCGTTGGCTAGGTATCATGAAGGGCCTTGAAAGTAAAAATTTCATGCTAGGGCATGTGGTACGACTACGCACAGCGGGCATGGAGGATGTTACAGTATGATCAACTGGAAAGAGCATGCCGATGCACTGATAGAAGAATACAATCTATGTTGCCGTGCTCGTCCTAAACACAATGCTGTGGACATACAAATTTTAAAAGACTCTGTGGGAAAATGGGCCAACCACTTGATGACACAGCGAGCCTGGGGCAGCGATGTAGAAATAGCCGAAGCATGCCATCAGCTTGAGCCCAGACTTAGAGACCTTAAAGACCAGGTCGTAATAGAGATACTGAAAAATGGATCAATTTAATAACGCTCATCAAAGTCACCAACATGCTTTGCACACGCTGGAACGTATTGCACAGTTCTCAGACTATTTGGATAGCTTGGAAACAGTGGCTGATATGGGTTGTGGGTCGGGCATGGATATCAATTGGTGGGCTCGATTAGAAACAATAGATGAAATAGAACACGACGATGGACGCATTGAAAGAATATCACGCCCACGTAATTTAAAATGTTATGCAGTGGATCAAAACGTTTCTCAAATTGAACCTGAGATGCTGCCTGCTAGTGTTAAAATAATCAACGGCGACTTTGAAAAGCAACGTGTACTGAGTAGAGAAGTAGATTTTATCTGGAGCCATAACAGTTTTCAATATGCAGTGAATCCGCTGAACACATTGAAATTGTGGAATGAGCAGATGAATGTCAATGGTATGTTGGCAGTATGCTTTCCTATGCAGAGCAACTATGTGTACAATCGTTTAATAAGTCGTAGTACCAACTACAGCTACTTCAATCACAATTTTATCAGTTTGGTATACATGCTGGCCGTGAATGGATTTGACTGTCGTGATGCGTATTTCTTAAAGAATAAAGATGATCCGTGGTTGCACGCCTGCGTGTACAAAAGCAATATTCCGCCAATGGATCCTACCAAAACATCCTGGTATGATCTAGCTGACAAACAGTTAATAAACGACAGCATGATCAACAGTCTAAACAAATACGGCTACATGCGTCAAGAAGATATCTATTATGTTTGGCTGGACAGGGACTGGCATTTAGTTGAAGACTAAATACTGGATGCGCGAACTTATTAACATTATCACTGAAACAGACCTAACAGCAGCCGAGCTAAAAAAGCACGGTGGTGCATACTTGGCTACCTTGGTAGATTTGATCAATAAAGGACAACCTTTAGAAATTACGCCAGCTAAACGTGAGACCTATGGGGAAAAAGTAAAAATTTCTCCAGAGTCTGCACAGCAACTGGCCACTGCACTACAAAACATGCAGGCAGGACAGCCTTACACACTGCCCCCTAAAATCACAATCATCAGTGATCTACACGATCAACCACAGTCCGTTTCTCTTGGCACATTATTTAAAGATGGGCGATTTACTGGTCGTACTACCAATGGGCAAACACAACCAGGTAAAGCATACAACGCAGGGCATCTTAACGAATTGATGATGGGACTGGCTACTTCGGCTAAGTTTGCTAACCTTGGCATGCCAGTTACTTTTGAACAAGTCAAAGCTATGGTAGGGCACGTGGTTAGTTCAATTGAAAATAAAAACGTGGTGTTTTCTATTACTCGGGCTGTTAAGTATCCTGAAAAAGGCTCCAAGACAGATACCTTGCAATTTCGTGCAGTTGTGCCAGCAATGAGCGCACAAGCATTTATTCAAATGCACAACAATCAACAGTATGCTCCAGACATCGCCGCATTGTTTGCGGGCGCAGTCAAGTATGCCAACGAATCAGATCGCGTGAACAAGGCCTGTACTATTGTTCGTAACGATCCTAACAACAACGTGATTGACGTGCTCAGTGATGGCACCAGTGACGCCAAAGGTACCAAAGCAGACTTGAAGCTGTCCATTGATGGACGTAGTGTTGCACTACTAAGTCTTAAAACACGAAGCTCTGATACGCTGGGCCAGATTTCTGGCACAAAATATGAATCATTGCAGACCTGGTTCAAGACCTGCTTTGAAGTAAACATAGCTCAATACAAAGGATTGTTTGATCCAGCACTGGGCAACGAACAGATCTACCAAAACATCTACAAAATTTATGATGACGTGGTAGTACCCAAGCTGACACTACAAGTAGAAAAGCAAAGTCCGGCACGTGAGTCAGCTATTGTAAAACACTTTGCACAGGCAGCATTGTTCTTTGCCCGTGGCGAAAAACTAGAAGATGTTGAAGTGGTTAAACTTGATGACAGTCTAGCATCAGGAAACTACAAGATCATGCACTACACTGACGACCTCTATGAAAAGATGAAGTTGTTGGATCTAGAAGTCAAAGCAACCACTCGTGAAAAAGGCCGAACTGTTCAAATCATGGTAAAACCAAAACCTGGTGTGCCAGTTAAAAAAACTGGTAATTTACTGTGTCAGTTCCGTACCCAAATCATGGGTGGATACCTACGCAATTTCTTTGAAACTGGCACAATGCTTGAGGAACTGACTCAAGTAAATGTTGCACCCCCCGTTGACCAACCAGAAGCTTCACCTAGACCAAAACGCACAACCTCTAGTGCTGGTTTGGGCAGAGAACGAAGATAACGGTTGACGCTTAACTAACTTTCACATACAATACACAATCGGGCTCATAGCTTAATGGTAAAGCAGTCGACTCATAATCGATTGAGTCTGTGTTCAATTCACAGTGAGCCCACCAAACACCTGGCGTTCGTATAACGGATAATACATAGAGCTTCTACCTCTAGAATACGGGTTCGATTCCTGTGCGCCGGACCAAATAACTTGCTAAGTAACTGCATGGGAAAACGTAAGTCTAACACAGCAAAAGGCAGAAACAGCTACGATGCAGATGTAGGCGGTTCCCTCATACCCTTTTTCAATCGCAATGTAACACCTTATGCCACTGAAGCAGGTGGTCCTAAGTTTGAAATGGTACCTGTTACCAAGCAAAAAGATCTAATGATCAACCATGCTAGGATGTATGCCCAGCAGGAATATGATAGGATTATGGAACTGGTAGCAGTACTGGAAAAACAAGCACAGTCAATCAAAAGGCGTCTTGATGTTACAGATGCAGTACATGCCGCAGTATACCAGTTTAGTCCTGTTATGGGACAAGCCTACTGGCTGGTATGGGACAAACGAAAGCAACATGTGTTGCTAACACACACTGGTCCCAACGATTGGTCAAGTAGTGCGCCAGAGGACTACGAGTACCAAACACAAGTCAAGTACATGGGCGATCATACTTGGTTAGAGATAGAAGAATCGCGGTTGACATAAATAAAAATTCAAGCTATTATACATACATGAACTACAAGGCATTCCACAGCATACGATTACGAATACGTTAATTTTTTAACGTGTCTTAATGCGACTGTGGTGAAATTGGTAGACACAAGAGACTTAAAATCTCTCGCTTCACAGCGTACCGGTTCGAGTCCGGTCAGTCGCACCAAATGCCCTTGTAGCTTAATGGTAAAGAAGCGAGCTTATACCTCGCCAAAGCAGTGGCTAGATAAGCCACAGTGTGCAGGTTCGAGTCCTGCCAAGGGCACCAAAGTTATTGAAATTGCAACAAGATGATAAATATTTTGCCAAAACTGTTAAAAGTACTTGACAGCAAGGCTAAATAAAATTATAATTCCAAGCATACGTTACATAGGGTAACGTGTACTTTTAAACAAAGAGAAAGCAAAATGCAAACACTACTGAATCTCGGACGCAAACATTGCTCACAAGCATATTCATTTATGCCAGTGGCCTTGTGGTCTGCGACCGTACAGATTAGTAATGATCGCACACCACTAGAGGGTACCCAGGGTCCAGGAGACCTGCAAAGTTAAACAAAATTAACAACTGCAAACTTCCAGGACCCTAGGCTTAAAACACCTAGGGTTTTTTGTTTTCTAAGGTTCTAGAAAAGTGTACTGAGCAACGCGAGCTTCCGGGCACTATAAACATCCGGTATAATGAGGGCGGCAACGGGGATGAGAAGTCGGTGGCGAAAACGCCGATGGTAAAAACCGTTTGTAGTAAAATAGACTTTGAACATGTCGCTAGTCCCAAGGACCGAACAATACCACTTAGTGGAAAGTCTATTTTACTACCTACATTGGATGAAAATGACTTACAGACTGTGAATCGGTAAGTGTTGCATAGTCAACAACCAGTGTAGTATTTTTACAACAACAGAAAAAAACAGTTGACAGCAACGCTAGGATCGCATATACTTGTGAAACTGTAGCAAACATCGCTTTGCTAACAAGGGTGCTAGTTGTGTTTTTACAACAACGCAGAAAAATAGTTTGACAGTATTGTAAAATGCAGTTATACTAACCCAACACTGCAACATCGTTTGCAGACGAACACAGTTCATTAACAATCTGTTGTGACAAATTGCCCCGATGGTGGAATTGGTAGACACGCTGGTCTTAGAAGCCAGTGCCGAGAGGCGTAGGAGTTCAAGTCTCCTTTGGGGCACCATATTAAAATGTATTAGAGGTTGTCAGCACCGCTAGGTGCTTGCACTGAGGATAACCAGCCGACGGGCTGGCTCTGTGCAACGCACATGAAAGTTGAGGGGAAACCCAAATATGACACGGTGGAGTATGCTGAACTGTAATGACAAAGCAGAAGTAGCAGGAGACGGTCCTGTGAGGTAAGTGGAGTTCCTGTAGTATGTTTTAATATGGGTTGTTAGCTCAGGGGTAGAGCGCCTCGTTTACACCGAGGATGTCGGGAGTTCGAAACTCTCACAACCCACCAACCCTGGATGTGTAGGAAAATTGGTAACCCCAGTGGACTGTAAATCCGCCGCCCTAGCGCACTGCTGGTTCAACTCCAGCCGCATCCACCATCTTTTGCACGGTTCGTCTATCGGTTTAGGACACCAGCCTTTCACGTTGGGAAGACGGGTTCGATTCCCGTACCGTGTACCATTCATGCTCCGTTAGCTCAATTGGGAGAGCGCGACACTGTCACTGTCGAGGTAAGGGGATCGAAACCCCTACGGGGCGCCAAGTTTTGCAGATAATGGATAGGACGGGCATCTATTGGTGCCCAACACCGGTTGTCGCAGAGGTTCGAGTCCTCTGGTCTGCACCAGAACGTTCCGCTTTGTTCGCGGATACTGTGACCCGCAGGATGAGAAGTGAGGTGACTCTCACGGGTGGTAGTCTTT